TAAATAAATCTACTAAAGTACTTACTGCATCGACTGCCCATCCTATAGGTATAAATGCTACACTTATTATTTGTCCAATAACTCGTAATATTGGAACTAACGATGAAATAATGCTACCAAATGACTCGGCTAACGGAGCCAATGCAGTCATAAAAGTATTTTTTATATCTTCAAATGCTTTAGCCGATTGATCAATTGATTGTTGTTTTGCCAATTCAGCTTGCAATTGTTCTTTACTCATGTCTTGTAATTCAGCAGCAGACAATCCTAAGTTAGTCATAGCAGCTTGCTGTTCTTTCGTTAAGTCACCTAAGGTTTCTTGTACATACATTGACTTAGTCAATTCGTCAACTGTCATACCGGCCGCTTTTGCTGCCGACTCCATTGCAATAGGACCTTGGGCTTGCAACTCTGCTAAACTACCAAATTGATTTACAACCTCTTTTGCTGCTCCGGCAATATCTCCTTGCAACGCCAATTGACGTGCACTGTCTAAATTAATTTGTTTGCCGGTAAGTGCTTGGAATTCAAATTGATTTGAAATACTTGTTTCAAAGTCTAACAATGAGTCTGCTATCCTGCCCATTGTAGCTAAACTCATTCCTAACTTCTGAGCTTCTATAGCAGCGTCTTTCAATGCCTTAACATTACCGCCAAAGTATTTAGCAACCTCTTTAGAATTGGTAGAAATATCTTTCATTACAGCGCCAACATTGACGCCGGCTTTAAGTGCCGATGCTGCTAAGTCTTGTTGTGCATCTGCAGCCTCTGTACCTGATATTCCCATTTGCATAAAGACAGCATTTACTTTACCTGCTTCCATTGCGCCGTATCCAAAGGCTTTACCTGTCTCTGCAACACTGGCAGCTACTTCGCCTGATAGTATTGCGGCATTACCAAATTCAGCAATTGATTCTTTTTGAACTGCAACTAAGTCTTCTTGAGTTGCCAATGTTACGCCATATGCAGTTGAAGCTTCTCTCATTTCATTATTAAGCTTCATAGCCTGGCCGAACGTTAAACCAGTTTCGGTTGATAACTTTTTGGCTTCATCTGATATACTTTTTAATAAAGTAAATAATATCCCCGCAGCCGCTATTACTCCTAAAAAACCTAATTTACCACCACTTATCAAATTGTTTTGTAATTTTTCTCCAAGTTTATCTAAACCTAAAGCTTTTGATAAAAACGGGCCGCCTGGTAAGCTTTTCATGAAACCATCGATGCTACTTTGCATTTTTTCTATACTCGTGCCCGCAGCTATGAAACCTTCTTTCGCTATAGGATTTTTACTAATTCTTTCTAAAGTATCTAATTGTTTCAATAAATCATTTGCTTGATCTTGAGTTATTTGACCTAACTGTACTGCACGTGAAATTTTTTCTTTATCCTCTTTTAACCCCTTAGCCGTTAACTCGTTTAATTTAGTCATCGGCTTTAATGTACTTTGCAGTACTCCCGCATAGTCGTTTAAAGCTTTTTCACGTGCCTCTTCTACTTTTTGTATCACACGCTCTTGAGCTTCTATTTCTTCAAGATACTTTAATGAGTTTAATAATTCGTTGTTATTTTTTATTGTACCCAGTAAAATATCATTTTGAATGTCAGCTTGCCTGTCTAAGCTTATCTCTGTCATTTCAAAAAGACTCTGAGCTTCTTGCAGTAACTTTATTTGTTCTTTAGAATATTCAGCCATTATCTATCTTTACAATTCGGTAAATTCGGATGTTTATCGCAGATTGTATCTAATTGGTTTCGTAATGATTTATAATTTTGATAAAAGCTAGCTATATCAGCTTTTAAAGTAGGATCATCTTTTTTCATCTTTTCTAACTCTCGCATTGATGATCGAAATTTAGATCCTAAAAAAAATCCAGCTATTGTACTAATCAATCCTTCATTAAGATTGATTTGTTTTAAAGCTTTTTGTTCAAATTTATTGCTAGACATACTTAATACCTTTTATATAAATATCAGATCAGTAAAAAAGCTCCGGATGGAGCTCTTTTTATCTTTTACCAGGTTTAACCTTTCCTTTGGATTGTCTCATGGCTTTATCATGTGCTTTCTTTTCATCGTCAAAATGCTTTTGCAATCTTCTTATAAAGAAATGCCGTATAAAAACTGGCATATTGCATACATCTGAATATGTAAACCCGCCCTTACCAAAAAATACTAAATCGAATAGTTGCTCTTGCAACATTACTTTATACTTGGGCGTCAGGCCAAAAAAAGTCCAATCCGAAGGTAAACGAACTACGAAAGCTTTCTCCGGTCACCTCATCGACCAAATCAACATTTAAATCAATATCTGGAGTAATGCTAGACATGTAATTACGAATTGCACGACTATCAATTGCCAATAATTCATTATCAACAAACTTACGTATAAATGCTGTTTCTGTATTACCATCAACTGATGTAATCAAATATTTCAATCGTGTAGTTAATGGAGCTTCTTTTTTAACTTTTGCTAGTCCTGTAATTTCTGCATCAATCTTTTTGTTATCGGCTTGTGTCAATAACTTGAAAGTAATTTTATGTTTGCTCGCTGGTAATTCAAATTCAAATTCATTTTTACCAGGTACTAACAATGACCAATCAATTTCTTTATCTTTTAATTGTGTTAAATCTATTTCAACGCGTTGTTTTGTTCCAGCCGGAGAAATAACATCTGTTTCGTATTTAGAACCGTATCCTAATACACGAGCTGCAACCATGATAGCATTTTTATCGCCTAACAATAAATCATTGTAATCAACAGGCGTTATAATAAGTGCTTGAAACAATTTATCTAGCACTACTCCTTGCTTGATATAACTTTGATTGGTAAGAATATCTTCTTCCTTTGCAGTCATATACTTCATCTCAATCTTACCAGACTTTAATGGATGATCTTCTGGATATAATACTCCTTTGCTAGGTAATTCAATGATTTCCGTAGGACCTGTATATCCTGATGTAGGAGTTGATGGATTTTGGGTTTGATAATTTGCAGTTGCCATTGCCTTTAATTGTGCATCTGATAATGGCCCGCCTTTGTACTCGTCGTTAACTGTTGGCATATTTTCCTTTTTATATAACTTTATTTTTAATAAATATGGTATTTATCGTTTTGTATGACGTTTATCACGTTCTGAAACTTTTCGTTCTGCCGTATCTTTAAGGCGTTCTGCTTGTTTAAGCATGTCATCTGCCGCGGCTTCAATCTCTGGATCATTGTCGAACTTTTTACGTACTGCCTTTATAGCATCGTAAAGTTTTTTACCGTATAATATTGCGGCTACACCAGTACCTAATAAAGCAGCAAGAGATATAGCTTCATTAATTTTAGTACCGTAATGTTCTATAGGATCAACGTTCTTTTTCATTTTATATAAATATATGGGTCAGCGATTTCCCTTTTGTAAATTTTCTTGCCACGAAATAAATCTTAAATTTTCTGGCGAAGCAATAATGTCCGGAGGCATGCTTTCTGTATATCCTTTAGATATTGGAATAACATGATCAATTTGATAGGCTCCTTCAGTACCGGCAATTCCTCGTAGTTCTGGATCATATCCTGGTATGAGGTGTGCATTGGCTTCTGTCAATCTCCATACATCGTAGTAATAGCGTTTACGGTCTGGTAGAGTATCATACCAATGCCGCCAGGATTCGTATCCGAGTTGCTTGGCTCTAGTTTCACGTAACGATTGTTTCCATTCTACGCCACGTTTTTTCCATCCTATTTTATAAGTAGCTAGCCAATTATCTGTCATTTGTTTACCGGCATTCCATTGCATACGTGTACCGTCTTTATACTGCTGCCTACGAGTTTCGGTTGACTTATTGATACCTTCTTCCGTATAAAAGCCTCCGTTAACTCTGGCTACATGTCCTCGAATGTATTCACCAAACTTACCGTTCTGATAGTTTAGTTCTTGATCACAGCCGCATTTACATTTTGGATGAATACCGCCGTGATATACATTAATAAAGGTCTGTATTCCTTTTATTTTATGTGTCCTGGAATTATGGGTCTGTAGACTCTTGTAACTATTGAATTTGCGATTACAGGCAGTACATGTAAATTCGGTCATAAAAAAATCCTTATACTTATTATTTCTAATAAATATAAGGATTTAAATTCTAACTTCCAAATATGATTGCCATTAAAATTGTAAAATGGCATAGTCATACTTCAGCGTAAGCTCGATGTTAACTGGATCTTCAGTCGCCCAATCCATATCACCAAACGTTGCAGATGAAATAAATGCTCCTATCAAAGTCCATTCTTCAACCTTATCACCCACCGGTCCTAAAGTATTGAAAGTAATGTTCTTTTTATAAAAGTCACTATAACCATCACGTCCGGTTACAGACTCGTGGTGCAAACGTACCCATTCCATTACCGCTTGTGCGCCTGACGGAACAACTGGGTCATATAATGTTACGGTAACATCTTGCCAACGGCTTTTACCTTTTAACTTGCGTTCTACGTTGATATGATCTAGAATCACTTCACCTTGGTCAATACTTGGACGACTTGCTGCCTTAATAAGGTATGCAGGAATTCCTTCAATGTACATAATGAAGCGGTTTGCCATTTTCGGCTCATACGCGGTATAAAATATTTCGCTTGGATCTAATAATTCTGCCATTTTCTTATCCTATTATTTCTTATAAATATCTACTTTGCTAAAATCCTATTCTGGGAAACTAGCACCTGTTGGTAGAATATTGAAATCAACAATAATAAATTCAGCCGTTTTAGCAGGTTGAAGATAAATTGCTCCTCTCATTTCATTTCTATCAATTACATCAGGAGTATTATTTGTTTCATCCATTACAACTTTAAAGGCATATAAACCTTGACGTTGTTGGATATTATCAAAGTATGGATTAACAATACTTAAGAATCTGTTTCTTGTTGCTGCCGTATTGTTTTCAAATACTAAATACTTGGTACTTGAAGCAATAAACTTCTTAGCAGCAATCAATAAACGACGTACATTTACACGATCCAATGCAGATGCTTTCTTTTGCAATGTCTTTTGACCAAATACAACAACTCCGTTATTAGGGAAAGTTGCAATCGGATTTACAGATGCATCATATAAAGTATCTCTATTTGCCAATGTTAATTTACGTTCTGTTTGAATTGCAATGTCAATTCCACCACGATTTAAACCTGCAGGTGCAAACCATGGAGCAGCTACTCGGTCATTAAATGCATATACTCCTGGTATCAATGCAGATGCAGGAACCCATACATTCTTTCCTAGATCGTTATCTGGAATTTTAACCCATGGCCAATAAATTGCAGCATAGTTACTATCACGGCCGTCGGCAACTGTAGTTGCTTGCGATAATGAAGCCCCATACTCTACTGGATCATAAACTAAGAAGCAATCACCGCGATCTTCTACCATACTTACTGCTTCAGAAATAACAGCAGCATGATTTGTATAGTTATCAACCAATCCAGGTAATACTAACAAGTTAATATCATATTCGTCTTGGTTTTTCAATAAACGAATAGCATCAACATATGCATTTAATCCATCATTTGCGTTGGCTAAGTTAAATCCTTGCGTATTAGTATTGCTAATAGTTTCAAAGAATGCAATTGGATGAGTTACATTACCATCACTTCCTTGTGCAAATGTTCCCGATACTGCCGACGGAAGCGATGCAGAAGCTGCTCCAACACGTACACGACCATTTGAATCTAAATAATTTAAAGTTGTTTTAACTTCACTAACACGTACATAACTTGATTTGTTAGGGAATGATCCAGACAATTGAAGAAATGGATCTGATGTGCCGCTATCACGTAATGTATATACTTGGTCTCCAATTACACGTGAAATAAAATTTGGGGAATTAGGATCCAATGTTAAATTATTGAACTGTTCAACGATTGTTTTTCTACGATTGGTATCATCACCACGGCGAAGTAATAATGTAAATGTACCTTTTGCATTGTTTACATTTGATACTTCCCAACGTAAATTATTAGCACTTCCACTTACAAGTATACCATTAATACCTTGGTCTGACCCTAATCCTCTTCCTAAAGTAACTGCACTTGCCTGACCGCTGTTTAAAATAGCACCGTCTGCCAATGTAGTTAATTTAAATGAGTAGCCAGATCCAATTGATTGAGTTACGTATGATGTCGCCGGTCCATATGTGCCAGCTAAAATACGTACTACAGTCAATGTATCCGCATATTTTAAATACTCTTGTGCTGCATAGTTAGTTAAATATTTGTAATCAGCTTCAACCGCTGCAGAACCGCTTGTAAATGCTCCGCCAAATATTTGTACAAACTCTGAGTAACTAGTTACTTGAGTAGGAATACCAGCAGGGCCTTTTGCAGTAGGTCCTATAATTGCAGCTCCAATTGCAGCAACTCCCGCAGGTAAAAACGATTGATCTACTTCATTCGTAAATACTCCGGGAGATATAATTTTTTCAGCCATTAGTTTGCTCCTAAATTGTTATTAACATGTTTCATATAAATATCGAAGCAAATTGCCAAACACTATGTTATTGTGCTGCATTAGGAGTAAATTCTCCGGTAGCGACATCTACCGTCCCAGCGCCGTACTTTAAGTTAAATGTTTCAAGTAATTTGCGTTCTTCTTCTTGAAGATCACGATAATCTTGTTGTATTTGTACTTTTGCTTTTTTCAATTCTTCAACATGTTGATCTGTTAGCATAATTTCTAATTCTAACTGACCAAATTCTGTAACTTTGGATTCGTAGCGTTTACGAAGGTCTGTTAACATTTGAAGTTCTTCGGGTGTAAATTTTTTTGTTTCTGACATAACTATTCCTTTATTAATTTAATATAAATATGTTGACCGGTAATTAGAATAAGGCTGTCCATGTAGCTCCGTTCCAAAAATACGGCTTACAACTTGCACCTGATCCTGATACTAAAAACGATCCCGTCGGTAATCCATTAGGCAACGTACTAACTGGTGTCATAGTAAGTATATTATTTAACGTTACTGGCGCATTATAACTAGATGAAATATTTGTTGTTGCAGTTACAGTCGAACTTCCGGTTATTATTAAACTGTTACCAGCGGTTATTGTCATTCCGGCGGCACTGTTTATATTTACTCCCTTACCTACTGCTAATGTAGAACCTTGAGTTCCTATATAAGAACTTATTAATACTCCACCATTATTATCTGTATTATGATTGTTACTTACTACAATGCTAGCAGTCGTTGAAGTTGCACCAGAGCCTGATATCGATTGGATGGTTGTTGAATATGCAGTGCCGTAATCAATCTTTGCATACGATACTCCCGCAGGTTGTTCGCCTTTTATTTGACGGTTTGCCCAATCTATAGACGCACTTGCATTCGCATCATATAATGTACGTGCACCGCCGCCGCCTGTCCAGTCAATTGACTTTTTACCTGCCATATCATATAAATCACCAGCTGCATAATCAACCAATGTTATATTGGAAGCATTTTTAAGTGTTCTGTTTTTCCAATCTATAGAGGTTACATTCACATCGTCAGTTAACGTACGAGTATTATACCCTATAGATACAATACTAGCAGAATCGTATATTCTACGACCGGACCAATCTATAGATGCTACTGTATTAGAATCGTTTAGTGCGTAACTTCCCCAATCTACGCTTGTATTATTGGTAGAGTCGTACAAAGCTCTATTTCCCCAATCCAAGCTTGGATTACCGATAGTGTCGGTTAATGTAAGTGCATTCCAATCTGCAACAGTATTACCTGAGGTGTCTACTAAACGGCGGTTGTTCCATGATATTGAATTAACACTTCCATTATCTATTAAGTATCTATTAACAGAATCAATACTAGCAGACACTTGCAAACCACCAGTTATTTCCAATGCCGTTGTTGTTGCAGAATTTGTAGTAGTACTTCTAAATCTTGCAGGTCCTATATTTGTTAATGTACCCGACCCTGATACACTCAATGAACCAGTAACTTTTACTCCATTTGCAAATTTTGCAAGACCTGCTACAGTTAATGTACTTGCCAATGCTGTAGCTGGATCAATAAGAACAGCTGCGTTATTACTGGCATTGTCATATATCCTAGTTTGGTTTTTGGCATACATTTCTGTATCGCCGTTAATTATTGTTGTAAACGTATCCGAAGGAGTTAATGTTATGTATTTACTAACTACTAATGATGAACTTGCGCCAGTATTTATTTTTGAATTCAATGCAACATCATACCAAGTTGCAGCTTGTCCGCCATACACAACTCCTAAACTTGCAGTAGCCCCTTGAGTCGATGCTGATACTATAAAGCTTTGCGAAACGTTAAATTTTACTTGATTGTTAGTATTCCAATCCGCAGCAACATTTCCATTTCTATAAAATAATCGACGGTTATTCCAACCAATACTTGAAGCTCCAGTGTCATCACTTAATAAAAGTGATTCCCAATCAATTGTAGGTGATTCGGCTGAATTAAGTAATGTTCTACCAGACCAATCTACTGATGCAAGTGCTCCTGCATCAAATAATCTTAAATTATACCAATTTACAACAGCAGTTGCTCCGTCGTCGGCATATAAATAACGATTGCCCCAATCGATAGAATTAACAGTTCCGGTTGAATATAAACGCCTGTCGATAGAATTTATACTTTCTGATACTTGTAAACCGCCTGTAATTTCAAGTGCTGTTACTGTGCCATCGTTTGTGACTTTACTTCTAAACCGCGCAGGTCCTATATTTGTCAATGTACCTGACCCCGATACTAATAAAGATCCTGTCAATATAACACTGCCAGACATAAATATTTTACCTGGCGTTCCCCAGTTAAATGCATTTAATCCAGATGAATATAATGCATATCTATTTCCCCAATGTATTGATGTAATACCAGAAGTATCAGCCAATTGTCGTCCACCCCAATCGACACTTACGCCGCCGGAATAATCATATAAAGATGTATTATCCCAGTTAGCAACAGTAGTGCCACTTGATCTTTTTAACAAATATGACATCCAATCAACAGAAGTGCCATTTGATTGATGTTTTAATTTACCCGCATCCCACTCTACCGTAACAACACTAGAACTATTATACAAATATCTATTGACAGAATCAATACTAGCGGATACTTGTAGACCTCCGGTAATTTCTAATGCTGTGATAGTTGCAGTATTAAGTGTATCGCCCTTAAATCTCGCAGGACCTATATTACGTAATGTATTAGAACCAGATACTGTCAATGATCCTGTTACTAATAATGCATTACCGTCAAATGTTAAATTGGCTTCTGCAGTTACGGTACCGTCGCCATCACTAGTTAATACTCTGTTAACTGCGTCTGATGCAATAGCAGGTGTAATATTACTAGCAGTAGTCGCTGTTCCTATCAATGAACCTGTAAATCCTCCGGTCGCAGTAACGCCGCCGGTCAATGTTTCATTACCGATAATTGAACTATTACCTAGCAATGATAATGAGCCAGTTATTAAACTAGTTCCAATTACGTTAACTGAGCTAGATACTATCAATGATCCGGTTATTCTAGCAGTACTACCATTAAAAGTAAAATTAGCTTCAGCAGTTACAGTACCATCTCCGTCACTTGTAATAATTCTATCATTTCCGTTACTTGCAATTGCAGGAGTAATATTACTTGCAGTTGCAACTGACATAGAACTTGTTATAGATAACGGCGTAAAACTACCCGTTATAAACGTGAAGTTACCGTCTAATTCGGCATATGTTAATTCCGATCCTTTTACTAATCGTAGGGTAAGTGGCATATTTTAATCCAGTTATAAAGTTTTATATAAATATGTATCAATATCCGTTCGGTGGTGGATCTGTGACATTAACATTAAAGCTTTCAGTCTCACTACCAAATGTAATACGTTTAACTGAAAACTGTTTAACCATGCTAGATCGATGTAATTCGTATGGCATTATTAATGTCGCTTTTACATTGATCGGCAATGTGGCTCTTACAATACGTTCCTCACCCGGTCCGTTACTTTGTTCGAACGTATAATCTTGTATCTGTGTTACAAACTTCCATGTTGTACCCCAGGCAAATCCTCCGGTTGGCATAATTTGTTCAATAACACTATTCATCTGTTCGTTATACTGTGTCCATATTGCTAATTCATATGATACATCAATATACTCTGGTATAGATGATACATACAATTCACGTGAAGGTCTAGTATTCTGTGTAACCGAAAATCGGTCATATTGGTTTTTACGTGTATACTTACTTTGAAATGTTAATGTATTACGTGCATAATCATTTGTACTAACCGGATTCCAGTTTACATCTAATTTTTTTAATGTATCTCGTTCTGTAATACTATTACGGCGTACGGCAATAACCGGCGTCATTAATTTACCCGATTGATCTAACATGTATCCACGTGCACGAACAGATGACCATTTTTCCCCGCTAGCATATTTTATAGGAACATCTATTATCTTTTCATGCTCTACAACTTGCGGTTGAATGACATCACGTAGATATGATATAATTGCATAGTCTACATCGTAGATAGTACACTTAGGCGTCCTAATAACATCATTATCACGACGTATTTCATCGGCACGACTAAGCTTGATATTATCTGTAAATGTACTATACGTTCTTTTTAATTCTGGTTTAGCCATTACAAGTTCCTAGGTTTAGAACTAACAACTGATGTGCCAGATCTTGTTTCTATTATATTTAATCCGTTGATTCTTGTTATATGTGCTTCAATAATAACGGATAGATCCATACCAAATATTCCACGTTCGCCGGCGGCTATATCTGTATATTCATTACGGCCCGCAATATGTTCTTGGCTCTGCGCCTCATTATCAACTTCATAATATTCCATATCCCAATAAATAATGTCGCCTATCTCAATCATAAGATTTTTATCAATTAAATCAGGCTTTAAAAATGCAAATGTAGCACTACGATTTTTATCAATACCATAGCCGTCATCTACAGCTGCTGTCGCATCGCGTGTTACTAATGCATTCATACGAACAGGCTGATAATATGTTTTACGATCAGACTCTCCGTAAATGTTTATGTCAGTGTTTGCTAGCGCAAGTTTATATAAAACAACTTCTGTATCTATGTAACGATTTATTAGTTCCCTGTTAACAGAACGAAATAAACTCATGTCTCTATCGCTACCAAACAATGCCATTATATTATCCTATATAAATTTTAAGCGGTATGAAATTCATTTGTCCTTGCAATGCCGTTGCTTCTGCCTGCTTGCGTTCTAATTGTGATTGTCTAGACATTGTATCTAAAATATCTTTCAATTCTTGAAGTAAGCCATCTTTTTCTGTTTGAGCAGAGCTTATCAAATCTCCGCCGTTCAATGTAATTTCAGCATTTGGTATTGGAATAGAAGAATACTTACTACGTACCCAACCTAACATTTCCTTTGCCAATGCCAATGCATATCTACGTATCCATTGCCTTCCAACACTATTAACATTGCCATAAATAACATTGTCATATGGTACATTTGAAAAATCTGATATAGTACCGGTACTATGTCCGTTACCTGTCTTTAAAGGATTGCTACGATCTGATTTTTTAATGTATTCAAAGTATATTTTGTTAAATGCATTACCATCTGGTATAGGAAATATACGTATACGGTTGTTATGTATTTCAAAGGAATATGCAGAACGACGTACTAAGTCGTTAAATTCAATTGCTTGCAAACGTAATATATCAGCATAGATAGGCATCATCATAAACGATACGCCGGGCGAAAAACTACCAAATCCAAATGCATCTAACATTTGTTGAGTACCTACACCTGATCCTATAAATGGATCAAAGAAACGTACCAATGCCGGCGGTGGTTCATGATAAATACGTTTGATTTCAATTTCAGTTTGTCCAGCCGTTCCCGATTCTAAACTTACAATGTTAGGATCTGTTAAATCGTAAATTTGTTTGTTACGTGTCATTGTAATACTACCAGTATACCAAGTAACATTGCCTTTAGTACCAGATTCAACGCCATACTCTTCTGCCAATGCTACAACTCCGCCTAATCCCGCAGAAATGTTTTGACCAGTTAAATTACTTGAAGTACTTGCTCCTTGCAAGTTTAACATGTTATCACGTATGTTATAAGCATTTAGTTGTGCACCATACTCTGATATAGCTTCTTCAAAACATGTATAAAAATGTATGTCTTGTAATTCTATTTCGCTTAACGGATAACCTAAACGTTGTGCACACCATTTTGCAATTTGGTCTGCTTCAAGTTGAAAGTCATAGTCATTGTCATATAATCCGAACGGAGTTTGTCCGGGATAAAACGAACTAGAACCAGGCCATATAGGAATTTTAACTGACATACTTTACCTTTTCATATAAATATGTTAGGTCAATCCAAATCTAGTTTTTGTAGCGTTGTAGTTTTGAAGTACTTCTTGTTGAGAGAGGACTTTATTATATATTAAAAGAGGTCCATATGAACCACTCATAGTGTTATTAGTAAATCCATACCCTACATACTGGCCATCAGGCGCCCAGCTAGCAGATACAGGTGTACTATCTGCTAATAATACTCCATTAGAATATACTTTAAAATTCCTATTAGTACCAGTTATGTAAGTAACTACATAATTATACCATGTATTAGGTTGGTGGGAGGGTAAATTATAAACGTCATTATATAATGATGCTCCTGATATTTGTAGAGCTATCTGATTAGTGCCACTTATACTACGTATAAAGATATGATTTCTGCTGAGGTCATAGCTATCAAAATAACCTTTACCACCAACACTACTAAGTCCATATAATGCATTAACCCATATTGATACGGAACCACTAGCTTGAGGGAATGCAGATTGTGATATCCCGGGTATAGAGTTGAGGTAATTTGCAGAAGATGCTATAATTAATTTTCCTTGTTGTAGGTCTGGAATACCATTTATCCAAGTTCCATTAATATTAGGGTTAATTAAATTAGTTATAGTAGCAGATCCACTAACATAACTTTTAGTGTTACCAGCATCTAATGCTAATACCAATCCATTTGTAACAATACTATTTCTTGTGTTTACTGCCATATTATGATAATCCGTATCGTGATTTGAGTGCGTTGTAGTTTTGTGTTATTTCTTGTTGGGAGAGTGCTCTATCGTAAAATGCGACATTGCCAATATTAGCGTTTAAGTATCTTGCAATAGCTGGTCCTACACTACATAAATACCCAGTACCTGCTTGGAAGTTTCCGGTAGTGGCTGATATTAAATCTACATTACCGTTAAGATAGAATATTGTTGTACTACCGTTACACGTCATTACAAAATTAAACCAAACTCCGGTTGGCATTGTTGTTGAACTTTGTCTATAAGTCGTACCATTCCAACTACCAATCCTAGAATTGGTTATTGATATAGAAGCAACATCGCCGGCAGGCATAAAGATTTGTGTCTCAGCTGCTGTAATTGATATTATTCTCATCCAAAAACTTAATGAATGATTGGTTCCTAAGGCAGGGAGAGATGCTATAGGTACATAATCATTTACTCCGTCAAAAACTATATAACCTCCGTTTGTATTATTAAATGCAGGTCCATTTATTAAACTACCACTTAAAGATGGATTACCTAAACTAAACCAGTTAGTACTTCCACTTACATATGATTTAGTATTAGCAGCATCTAAATTTAATACTAATCCATTTGTTACTATTGTAGGCGTTCCGTATATCATAAGCCAAATCTCCCTTTTGTTGCGTTGTAGTTTTGAAGGATTTCTTGTGCTGTAAATAAACTACTTCTTTTGTAAATTGCAACTGATGCTATTGAGGCATTTAAATAAGTACCTGCCCAACTACCTGCTATTACATCTACTGGGTTTATGTTTCCGCCGCCTACAATAGAAGAGGAGACTGTGCGATCAAAAGTCCCATCTACATACATGTCTAATGTGTTATTATCTTTATTTACCCAAGTAGCCATATGCCATTGGTTGTTATTGATAGACCTACTACCTGATTCAGTTAGCCAACTTCCACTATAGTGAGAATATTTTAATACGCCTGCTGGGCCTATACCCATAGCACCATACACTGGGCCTCCAGATCTGTTTGTTAATACAGGAAAGGTACCAAGTAATCCATCTCCAGCTGCACTTGTTTTTAACCACACATTAACCATCCATGGTGCGTTGCTTGTACCAAGTTGAATGCCTGTAGATTGTACTGGCGTATTTTCTAATAGTAGTTGGTCGTTTGTTCCATCAAATACAAAGCTACCTAAATTAGATGTATTATATCCTACTCCTCCAAATAAAGAACAACTTATAGCACGTGAGAAAGATGCACTTGGTATTAATGAGTAAGCAACAGTACTACCACTAACGTACGATCTAGCATTTGAAGCGTCCAAATAAAAGATTAATCCATTAGTAACTATTGGAGGTGTATTTTTGTATATAGCCATAATTAAGCAAAACTTGCACTCATGTAACGAGTCCCATTATAAATAAATAACAATGATCCGCTCCAGTAAGCACTTCCTAATTGTGGGGTCGCTGATTGAGATAGTGGCAATATAAAGCTACCACTCACTCTCAATGTTCCATAGATGTTTACTTGTGAACCTGTTTTTTCAAATATCTTGTTCGGGAAGTCGTATATGTTAACATCCCAGTTACTTGTAGCCTCTATAATTGGAATACCAGATACATCATTTACCATGTAAATGCTTCCTGATGTTACATCTGTTACTGTTAATTGACTACCAGCACTTGTTGATCCAAAGTCAGCTATTATGTTAGTCCCGCCCGTAGCAACTGCGGACGTCTGATTATATGTTGCTGCTACTCGGAATGCTGTTTCTGTTTGTGATCCTGTTGTTTGGAAGAATGTAGGTGCGATGTTTACGCCATAGTATTGTCCTCCAACAACGTTAGAAGCAGATATAATAGGAGCTATGCTAAATGCAGATTGTGATGCTGCAAGTGACATTGTAGGTGAAGTAAATGATACTTGACCATTGTCTAAAACAGATAGTAAGTTTGTTGGAGAACTGTTTTGGAGTAAGAATGTTGTTGTAGCGTTTGTTGCACCTGATCCTCTGACTTGTAATCTAGCAGTTGCTGTCGCGTTAGACCCTACTATTAAAGTACCGTTTATCTCACCGCCTGTATTATGAACAAAATAACCTGATTTTAATATTCTAAATCGTGGTGAACCTCCGACTTGTAAACTCATTAAATCAGAAAGAGCAGCACTTGTTGTATCGGTGATATTTAACTTAATTGCTATTGGTTGACCACTAGTATTCCAAGTTTGAGATAAATCAAGTAATGAAGTAGCATTAGAGCCTGTTACTGTAGCTGTATCTGCGATTACTACACGACCATTAGTGCTGTCTATTGCTCTAAAATCAAATGCTGAGGTGAGTGTTGGGTTGATATATAAACCGCGACTTGCTCCACTTGCTCCTCCAGTTTGGTTAATAGTTGGATTTATTTGTATTACATTATATATTCCACCTCCACTTGTTGGGTTAAATCCTCTTGAAAGACTTAATAAAGTTCTATTTGAAGTAGTATTTGCTACATCGCCTTGAGCATTACTTATAATGACATCACTACCTACATCTGTTGGAAATAAACCCCCTCTTATATTCATCGTTTCCCTTCCTGCTGTTCCTGTAGGGAATACTCCTGCAAAAGTTGCGGTTGTTCCAATATAAACTCCTGTTGTACTTCTTATGTCACTTACAAATCTTGCAGTTCCATTTACATCTAATGTATATGCAGGCGTACTTGTTCCTATACCAACATTACCACTTCCACTTACATATAAAGCAGGTCCAGCTGATGAGCTTGCTATTAGCAAAGCTTCTGAGGTTGAACCACTAACATGAAGTTTTGCAGATGGTGCTATGGTTCCTATCCCCGTTCTTCCAGACCCATCTACAACAAACTTAGGAGTTGTAGAATCAGCTACATGTACTTGAAATTGTTTGAAAGAATCTGCAGTACCACCTTCAAATTTAAATCCAAATCTACCAAAAAAGTCAGGGGCAACAGCTGCATTTGTATAAAAATCCCATACACCTCTGTTTTGGTTAGCATTAGCCGAACTTATATCATATCTAGCTATTCCTCCTTGAGCTTGGTATTGGTGGTAAGTGCCATATACGTCTAACTGGTATTGTGCTGAGCTTGTTCCTATACCAACATATCCATTATCTAGTACTACTAAACTTGCACTAGCATTAGTGTTTTCTACTCGTAATGCTGTTGTAGCTGATGTTGTGCCTGAACCTTGTACATGTAGTCTAGATGATATAGAACCAGTTGTCCCTATACTGATATTACCTTTAAGTGCAGTGCGAGTAATACTATCATTACCTAATACAGCACTATTACTTCCTAATCCAGTTGCATTGTGTCCTATTACTATTTGATTAGTTTGTGCGTTCCCAAGTGGATAAGTTTGATAACCTAATAACACTGAGTTATTCATTGTTGTCAAAACAGTTGTTCCGTCAGATAAAAATCTACCTGAAAAAGCACCCATTGTTATATTTTGGTTTCCAGAAGTTAAACCATTTAAGTTGTAAAAGCCAAAAGAAGTATTTCCACTTCCAGCACTTATATTTTGCAAAGTGCTACTTCCAACAGCGGTATTTTGAACCCCACCTATATTTGTCGATAATGTTGCTTGACCAATACTGATATTTGAATTTCCAGTGGTATTTGCAAGCAAAGAATTTATACCAATAGCAACATTTCCAACACCTGTTGTGTTTACACTTAACGCATTTACTCCAATAGCGGTGTTAGTTGATTGTTGCCCACCACCAAGACCAACAGTTAATGTGTTTATTCTTGCGTCATTTCCTACAACATCTAATCTAAAAGAAGGTGTACTTGTTCCAATACCAACATTACCACTTCCACTTACAAATAGTATGCTTGATGATGCTGGTGAGTCTATTCTTAGTAAAGTTTGGTTACTAGACCCAGTAATATATAAGGAGCCGGATAATGAGCCTGATGAGTTTATAGCTAATCTATAACCTGCGTCGGTTTGTGTTCCTGTTGAAAGAAGTAAATTTCCTGTGCTAAATAAAGTACCAAGAACAGCAACCAAGTTGTTGTAAAATGTTAAATTAGTTCCAGCAATTGCTATGTTAGCTGTCCAAACTGAACCACATTGAACATTTCTACTAAACCAACCATCTCTGAAACGCGTTGCATTAACTCCTATGTCATAAGTTGCGCCTGTTTGAACAAGTATATTTTGCGTTGTAGTTGTTCCTGCTATTTGCAAAGTTGTTGCAGGCGAACCTGTACCAATCCCCAACCTACTATTCGTGTTGTCCCAATAAAAGCCTGTCCCCGACGCTCCAATTGTGACATTACCACTTGCATCTTCAAATATACCTGATGAAGTAATATGGTCTCCGCCCTGTCCTTTCATCAAGGCATTGTTAGTAGTACCTTGTTCATTACCTATTGCACCTGTATTTCTCGGTCCGGAGATAAGCATGCCGCCTGAATATGTACTACCTGAAGCATTTTGGTAGATCCAATGATTGTTTTGCGAGTCCCATGATAAACTAGCAGTTGCTTGGTGAGACAATGACCCGGAGTCATATACTTTTAATCCACCAAATCTTTCACCTGGCTCGGCAATGTTAACGGATATATAACTCGTACCAACATCCAATTGTGATGCAGTTACGTAATTATATGACGCTGTCCCAAATACATTTAAATTACCTGTAATAACTACGTTTTGATTAAGTTGTGTTACGGCATTAGCAGTTCCTGCAGTTGTAGCATAACTTGAAGTTAATCCCGTTTCTGCATAATATGCATAACTAGATGTATTTGCATAACTAGCACTTAACGATGTTAATGAACTGGTTTGATTTGATGTTATTACGTTAAAGCCGTTAACCGTTAATGAATCGGATATTGTAACACTGCCAGAAAATATGGCAGGTCCTATATTAGTAAACGTACTCGAACCCGATACTAAAAACGATCCTGATATTTGAATACTAGATGTTGTCGAATAGACTCCACTACCAATATTGGTAAACGGAGTTGGTGGCCCTGTCTCTCCTTGGATACCTTGCGGCCCTACTGCGCCTTGCGGTCCGGGAGAACTAACGGTTACGACAGAAGCAATCGGCCGGGACACGTTAACTGTAGTTCCTGTATTGTTATTTGTTACAATAACACTATTATTGTCTGTTTGTACACTAACAATATTGTTAGTCGTGTTAATATTAACTGACATTATCGTGTCACCTCTAAACTTAAATTAACATTGCCTTCTAATATACGTGTAACTCTACTGCCAGACACTATTTCTAAATCATACTTAGCAGATGTAAATGTAAATGCGGAACTAGACACGGCTGATATGTAAACTCCTATCGAACCTGATGTTAATGGAGTAATTCCGTTACTACCACTAAAATTTAATCCGGTACCGTCACTAGCCAGTGAACTTGACAATGTAATATATGTAGTTGGATTTGCATCTGCAAACGCAGATCGTATCTGCATTTTTCCAGAATATCCGGTCAAGTCTACCGGCGTACCTGTAGAATCTTTATATTGTACTTGAAAATCCACTGTTGAACCTTGTTCAATAATGAATGAGTATTTACCTGCTGCCATAGTTTACTTTTTTATAAATAAATATGTATGTAACTATGTTAAGATTCTAATATTTTTATATAGCAATTACTTCGTTTATTGCTATCTACAAGTGTTACATGATATCTAATTTAATACCGTACACTTAGTCTCTATATTCACTGTAAATTTTAAGAATTGGCTCAACAATTTCGTGGCGATGATTGGTCTTAAGAACATGTATTTTAACACCTTTTACATTTTCTTCCAATCGTGCAAAGAAGCTAATACCAGAATCTTTTTTATTTTTTAAGTCCGTTTGACTAATATCTCCACAGAAAACCATTTTACCACCTCGGCCCAATCTACCTAACATCATTTCAGTCTGTCCATGTGTAATATTTTGACATTCATCTACAATAACAAATGTATTAGGAAATGTTCTACCACGCATAAACGCAAATGGTACAATTTCAATTTCTCCATTTGCGACCATTTTATCGATCTTCTCACGATTGTATAAAAGATATAAATTAGAATAAATAGGAGCTAACCATGGATCCATTTTTTCTTTAAGATCTCCTGGCAAGAATCCAATCTCTTCTTTAGATACTGTAGGCCTCGTAATTACAATTTTTTCTATTTCGCGTTTAAAGAACATGTCTATTGCACACTGACAAGCTGCCAATGTTTTACCCGAACCAGCCTGGCCTTTTAACAATACAACTGGATTGTCATATATTAACGCCTTAGCCTGTTTTTGTTCTTCATTTAATTCAATAGCAAACTTGATTGGATTCTTCGGTTTGCGTTTATCGAAATTTGATAACTTAGTAGCTTGTTCCATAACTTATACCTTTCGTATAAATATCCTTTGAAAAGTAAAAAGGCGACCGAAGCCGCCTCTTTACAAACTAAACAATTATTAATTATTAATTAACAATTAAAGTTGATTTAATCCACCAACCCAGATCTTACCATAGAATTCAGGACGAACCATCTTCTTAGCGTAACGAGTCATTACACCCTTACGTGGAGTGAAGTTAGTTGGGTCATAAACAAGTGGAGTCATCATCAATGGAACATATGGAGCATAAACAGCACCAGTTTCAAGGAACTGAGATCCACGGTATCCTAAAAGGATAGTGTTTTCAGTCATATAAGGATTCTTATATACTTGATAACGGTTGTTAATAGCACCTACTTTTTGTACACCCATTGCAAAGTTCATCTTGTTACCGTCAGTATCAGCAGCATATCCTGGGATAGACTCAAGGATAGTTGCTACAGTTGGAGAACATACTAAGAAGTTCGCTCCACCGCGCATAGTTAACTGATGAATTTTGTTAGATACTTTTTGGATTTTAGTTCCTAAAGTTTGGAACCAAGTACCTTGGTTATATGCTTGACCTGCAGTAGCGGCATTTACAAATGCGCTAGTAGCAGAATCATATACATAACCGATTTGAGCTGACCAATACTCAGTTGTTTGAGCGTTTTGGATCAACATATCTAAAATCTCAAGATCAATTTCTTGTGAAATATACTCAGACAACATGCTAGTCAATTCTGCTTCAGCATCAATTGAGTGGTAAGCATTTAAGTCTTGAGCAAACTCAGGAGACCAAATAGCTTTTAACTTACGTGTCTTAGCAACGATTGCTTCAGAACGAAGTTCTAAGTTAATTTCTGGAATAGCTAAGTTTGTGCTTGAGTTTGTATTGTTTCCAATAGCTGTTGGATCTTCAAAATCACCACGGCTGTTATCAAGCGGTTGCTTATGATAAACTACTACTGGAGCATTAAAGTCAACTGCAGGGTCTACTAAGAATTGGATATGACTCTTAGTCGGTGATAAACGGGTAAATTCAGGATAGAATCCAGTGATGTTAGTAGCCTGAACGTTAAATCCGCGAATACCTTTTGAATCAAAGCCTGAAAGTGATGCTGTCGGAACAGATAATACTACAAATCCAGATAGACCGTTAGCAACTACAGAAGCAGAAAATTCTGCATTGAAGTTAGTAAACCAATCAAACTGTGTTTGTGTTAAACCAGTACCACTAGTGAATACACCAGTACCAACTGCTACAGAACCAGTTTGTGCTTGAGTTGCTGCAGTAGCACCTAATTGACCTAATGATGCAGTTACGTTGTTAACAGAATAACCAAAACGTCCAGCACCGTAAAGACCTTCGCTAGGAGCAGAACCACCACGATCTGAATCGGTGATACCGAATACAGAGTCAGCTTGAGAGTTACGTCCTTGACCAGTTAAAAAGTCGTTACCAGATGCAGAACCACCGCGTTGAATACCTTGAGCAGTACCATATTTGAAATCCAAATAGAATACAAGACCCGATGGTAGGTTCATTGGTTGTACACTAACGAAATCTTTTGCAGCAATTTCAGCAAAGATACGACGTACTAATGGTAAAGCTACACCAGCCCACTGTTCAGCATTTGAATCAGTACCAGTAGAGTTAGCTTCAGTTACAAGTTGCTTAGCTTGGTTCTCTAAAAGAACAGCCATGCCCTTGCGCTCAACCTCATTGCTTAAGCCTTCCAAAAGACCAGTACGTGCCCACTTCTTTTCAAGTTGGATAGATACTGCATTTTGATTTGCTTGAGCATCATGAGGTAACAAAGAATTTAAATTCATTTTTTTTCCTCTTGTTTGTTAATTACTTTAAATTAGCCAATTTCTTCCAACGTTCAGCTAAAGTATTACCTTCAGAAAGAATTTCTTTCTTTGGAGCAGTACTACGTGTTGGTTTAGAAGCATAGCCTTCTTTAATGTTTTGTTTTTTTGCTGTTTTAGAAACAGTTAAAGATTCACACAATGTGCTAAATACTAACTTAACTTCACGCAAATTATTTGCACGATCAAAGTTTTCAATAACTTTCATTTTTTGTGATTCATTTAATTCATAGTTTCTAAACAACTTGTTAGAAAATAATAGTTTTGCATTAAGAAGATTTACTTCGTTAATTTTGTTTTTCAAGAATTTGATAACACGAATAGCTTCTTCTAATTCTTTTTCAGCTTCTTCGTTAGTTTCTTTTTCTTCTTCTTCTTTCATTTCCTTTTCTTCTTCTTCTTTCATTTCTTCGTCTTCACCTTCTGCTTCGCGTAAAGCATTAATGATTTCGTCGATTGAAATTTCACCTTCTCCTGGATCTTCTGTTGTAGATGAATATGCATCTACTTTGTTATCACCAGTTCCGATGTCTGAAGAATCTAGGTCCTCTTCGGTTACTTCTTCGTCACCTTCAAGTTCACGAATGATCGCTTCTAAATCCAATTCTTCCTCTCCCATTTCATCTTCTTCTTCAATAGCTGGGCCTGGATCAGGTGTACCGTCAGTGTCATTTTCTTCACCTTCTTCAGTTACTTCTGGAGCCGGTGCTTCAATTTCTTCTTCTTCGTCGTACATCTCATCATCAGCTTCAGATAAGCGAGCAGATAACATGCTTTGGAGTCTTGGAGTGAAAGCTTCTTCTAATGCAATTTTGGCATTTGCTAGTGCAGTTTCGCGTACAGCTTTAGCATCAGCAATAGCCTCTTTTAACAATTTGTTCATTGCTTTTCCTCGTATTTAATTTGGAAATAAGATTATTGGAATCTTAATAAAGATATAAAAATAATTTAGAGTGACTATATATTGAGATATAGTATCAAGACAATTATATATATACACGATAGTAAAAAAGATGCCGTCTCTGACATCTTTTTTTTTAATTTTTTTACAACTACATGTTTTCTGATTGCTTTCGTTGTAAATAAGCACTACGTTTACGTTGCTCCTTTTTCTTAAAGGATGGTTTAATGTATTCGGTTCGATCCTTTAACTCAATTAAAATCTTAGAATCTTTAACCATTTTCTTCCATTTACGTAACGCAAATGAAAGATCTCTTTTACCATCGTCGAAAGGTAACTTTGGAACACGTACTCCGGTCATTGATCCAGGAATAATGCTTTCAAAATGTTTTTGTTTTTTACTCATAACTTTTTATTTTGTATTAATATAATAACTTTTATTTAAAATTACAAATTATTTTAAGGCTTCGTTAACTTTATAATACTTGTTTAATACCATACCCATGTCTTCATATGCAGCTTCTAAACGTTGTTGCATTCCTGACATTTCCTGTGCAGTTTTTTCAAATACTTTATAAGCTTCATTCATTTGCTTCATATGGCGTGATACTGTAACATTATCAAACCAATGTTCTGACTCTTGTATTGTTAAGTTTTCAGCAGTAGTGACAATGTTCTGTAATGTTTCGGCTACTTCTTTTAAGCCTTGTGCACGATAAATCATTTCACCTAACTTGTGGTATTCTGATACGGCACGTAGGAAATTACGCTTTTCTTCGCTAGTAACTTTCTTTTCATCATCCATACCTACATTTTCATTAAGTATGTTTTTTAGTAATTGTTGTTCAAATTTCTTCATTTTGCATAGATCCTATTTTTTCTAATTTGTCTATTATTTTAGAAACACCATCCATATTAGTTATCACTGCTTTAGTATATCTACTCGCCTGTGCTCCTAATTGTTTATACATAGTATTTTCTGGCTCTGCTACTTCAAGATCATCTAACATGTTTATCAAAGCTTCCTCAAAAGCATATACTTGATCATAAAGTTCTGATAACTGATCAGCTACTCCTTGCAAATCTTCAAACCCTTCCGATATTAATTTTTTATCGTTTGATTTAAGTTTACCTGCAAACAATTGAGCATATCTTGATTTTAAGTTTGACATACTATCCTTTAAATATTAATCTCTCTAGGAATGTTTCCAAATACATCTGGCATTATACCTGTACCTCTTTTGCCCGGTACATTGAATGGCCCGTATAAACTAGCATGTGATGAGTCAAATAAGCTATTAAAAAACTTTTTACCGTTCTTTGGATTACCTAATTGTGCATTTGCTATAGGAGAAATGTTAGTTCCTAAAATAGTTCCAGTGCCTAATTGGCCTGGATTACTTGGACCATATGCAGATGAATGAGCTAAATCTACTAAACCTCTATTTGGTGCTGCCATGTTAGAACTCCATAATTATATCGGAAATAATACGTTCGATATTTCCGTATTTGTTAGATGTATTTTTATTAACAGATTCGTTAACAGGTGAAAGGAATGCCCCATGGGTCGAAGGATTACTTACAAAATCAAATGCAATCAACTCAAAGTCGGGTTGAACTTCCATTGCAGTATTTCCTTCGCGCATAACTTCTTTTACAGAACCTAAACCACGTGAACTAATACCTAATTTAATTCCCGATTGAAACAACGCTTTTAAAATGTTACCAGACGGTGTCGGTAATACTTCAACAGTACCTACTAAATCATTGCCGTTCCATCCCATAGATAAAATGTTATGAGATACGTTATTTAAATTAACCACTGAGCTATCTGGATGGTCTAATTCTCCTAACGCCCTGCGCTCAGCAATATATGTTGATTGATATTTTTTTGCTTCACGCATTAATGTTTCCATTGGATATACACGACCGTTTTGGTTACGTGCATCTGCTCTTTGAAGAACGCCTGTAACGACTAATTTACCATTATTGTTAGCTAATGATTCGTTAATAGCCTGAGGCGATACTTCAAATAAACTATAATCGACAATTAATTGTTTAGACATTTTATTATCCTCTACGTGCCAATGTTGTATATGGCGATACAAATCCGTCAAACGTTGGTCCAGGCATCGCGGCTGATGTTCCCCAATATCTATCTAATCCGTTAGTAACTACACTTACAGATGCTGATACTGTTGGCACTGTACTAGAAATATTAGGAACTCCGCCTTTATTAACGTGTACTAACGTCAATGAACTACTACCTGCAGACATTGTAGGCGCAAATAATGTACTAGGAGCAATTGTATTTGTAAATCCTGCAACTACCGCAGTAGCACTTTGTCCTAATATTGCTGTATATAATTTACTTAATAAGCTTCCAGTTACCGGAGTAGTTTCAGTGGTTCTAGTATACGAAGCTGTTACTATACCAGCAATACCAGTTGTATTTGTAGCAGTAAATCCAGTAGTAGAAGATGATACAAAATAAAATCTAAATCTCTTAGTAGAATTTACGTGGTTAAATGAAAAATCGACACTACCGTTATATGCAGCAACTTCAAAATAATATCCATGTAAACCATCTCCATTAGATCCGGTTACGTCATTTGTCACTGTGCTAGCCCATGAAAATCTACTAACTTCAGCTACATGCCCTACGATAGCAGCACTATCTCCACCGGCACCGGCCGCGGCTGTAGTTGGATCTGCAGAACTATATAGACTTTCGTTAATAACGAATGGGTCATCCCACATTGCTTTGTTTGATTCGCGAATGTATTCTTGGCGAGCAGCTTCTATACCTTTGCTTTCAATTAAACTTTTAATGCGCGGTTGTCTTACATAGTCGCGCCAATCAATAAAATAGCTCATTGTGATAATTCCTTTAATTTATTTGAGATTCTAACAATACGTTCATTAATTTTTGAAAACCGTGAACTTGTCGATTTCCAAAAATGATTTGATTGTACTCCCATTTCCGTCTTTAAACGTAGATTGTTATGTACAATTTTTTCCATTTCGCTTAACATGCGATTAACTTCCATTATACCAGCATTAACTTTTTGTGCTGGAGTTGAAGTTGGGTCTTTTTTATAGTCTCGATATGATACTGCTTCTTCAATACTATATCCTGACGGTGATTTATATTCAACACTCTTATGTAAAAATCCTTTACGCTTAAGAGCATCAAATATTGCTATAATAGCTTCTGACGTTGGATATCCATTTCTTTCTGCTATCTTATCAACAAATGCCGTAACTAACTTATCCATTTGTGGATTAGCAGCTTCATTGATAGATTCTACACCGTACATCTCAGACATCATTTTTTTATATGCCGACACATTTTCATTCCATATTGGTTTGAAAATTTTATTAGTTTTTTTAACTGGCATCATTCCACCTTGTTTTAAAGTATCATCATCTGCCTTACCAAATGCATATGGAGTTTGATATCCAGGTACTCCGGCAGTAGTTGACATTTCATCCAATCCTTGATGACTAATTAATTCAATGCCACTATCTAATAATTTATCCGATAATGACTGAATAATTTCTTGATCATCTGTTGCGAACACGTTACTTCCATATGGCATAATAGTTTTATTACGTAATGCCTTTACTAGTAAAGGATCGTCTTTTATTAATTCAACGGCCTTACGTGCATCACGAACTGCTATTTCAATATAAAATGGTTCTTCAACGCCTAAATGATTTTCATCTACTTTAGCAATAGTACCTAAACGTTTATGTAAATACTTATCTGACTTGTCGGTATCGCCGTCATTATCAACGTCTTTATCGTCCAAATCTTCAAAATCTTCTTCCGCCTCTTTATCAGATATACGATCTACTTTAGCCTCGTTTAACAATCGAAAATGTCTTTCTATGTCTTTTAAAAAACTCATGCCACTCCTTGACGTTTAAATAAATAAACTGTTGCTGCCGTTCCGCCTGTTATTTTACTAATAGAAAAATCATATACATCTTTTACGTTAAGATCGCCTAAATTTAATGTTCCACCGTTAGATAAACTAGCAGTTGCTCCACCCGCAGATACTACCATAACTGCACCATACCCGTAATTCGATCCGGTAAAATCAACTTGACCGGATGTATATTGATATGATGTAATATATTTTCCTGGATGACCTAATCTTTCAAATTGGCTAGCAGCAGTCGCTGTATATGTATATGGTCCTTGTTCCGGCATATTATCCTTTTATCTTGTTTAATTCATCTACTAATTCATAGTATTTTAACATAGTAACAACATCCTTATCTTCAATTACATGCTTTTTATTTAATTGAGATAATAAATTAGATACTTCTGTTAATTTAATACGTACTACTTTACTAGGTACAGATGTTTTAAGTTTACCAAGTTGTTCCTGTAAAGATTTAATTTCTTTAGAAATATATTTTTTAAGTCCAACTGAATTACTTACGTTGTTAATATATTCACGTAACATACTTTTTTGCGAACCTGTTAACGTTGAATATTTTTCATTAAATTTATCAATAAGAATTTTAGAAGCTAAAATTTGCAAATCTTTATTCTCAGCCACTAATACTGAGTTTACATTATTTTTATGTTCTGGGCTAGCAACGTGTTCTATAATAGTAAATTTGTTAACTACATATTCTTTTGGATCATCCGCTTCTGCATATTCAAACAATTTATATGCTGCAGCATGTAGTTTATAATTACTAACTCGTGCCTTAAAAAATTCTTCAATATCGTATGTAGAACGAATTTCTTTGATCAAGTTATACTTTTCACGTTTCAGTGCCGTTTCATTAATAGCTTTACGTGCGGTTATAACTGCAGATACAAATAAATCTGCTTTTGCACTATTAAATTTTTCTTCGTGCAATGATCTATATAACTTAAGTTCTTGTCCTAAAAGAGAATTTAATTTGAAATTTCTTTTAATGATACGTAATGCTTTAGAATCACGGTTGTTCATTGTATCCGATGCTACTTGTCTTACCAATAGTTCGAATATCAAACCGGTATTTTTTACTTTTGAATGTTTAATTCGTTTCATTAAATGCGTCCTGTTAGTACGTATATTTTTAATAAATATGTGTCTACTGACAAACTATTAATCTAATAATTGTCGTTCATCTAACATAGTGCCAGCGTCTTGATCTTTTACGTCTTCAGTTAATGTTTGTTTAAGAACTTTAGGCGTCTTAAAAGTAGATTTTAGCGTGTCTATTAAATTTTTAGATGCAATATTTTCTGTACTTAACGGCGAGCCGCCTTTAAATTTATGTTGTAGCGGAGAAGAATCTGCACTGAATGTTTTAGATAATTCTTTAACTCCTAACGGATCTCTGCCATGTGGACTAGAATGTTTGCCCCATGTACTAGGATCTTTTGGACGTCCTGGTCCTGCTACATGTTCCTGCTCGATAGGTAAATCGCCCATTTTATTTGCGACATGCATACTTGCAATGTCATGCGGTGTACCAAAACTCATGTTAGTTTTAACAGGGTCATTACCTTCTGATTTAATTTGTTCTTTACGGAAGTCTTGTTTAAGATCTTCAATAACCTGCTCTTGTTCTGTTTCCCATTCTTGTTGGGTCATTCCGTAAATATTTTCATAGATCCATTTTTCAGAAAACATTCCGCTTTCTTTAAGATTACCTGCCAAATCTACTTTAGTAGCCAAAGTTTCTAACTTTTGCTTTTCGTAAATTAATGACGGATTAGTTAATGATAAACTAAAGTTAGTTAAATCCTCATCTTCAAATCCTTGTGCATATAAATGTACAATTGCAATCTTTGTTAACTCTGATACAAATATTTTTTGTAGACGTTCTATTGTTCTAGCAAAACGTACATCTTCTGCTGCTAACGTTGCTTTACCTTCAACTCCTTCATCGTATCCTAAAAATGCTTTTGGAATTTTCAATGCGGCGTGCATTTTATTTCTTAAGTATTCAATATCTTCAATTTGTCCGTCATTACTTAAACCATTTAATGTATCAATCGATGTTCCAGATTCTCCTCCACGTACTGGTAAGAAATAATCTTCTAACATGTTTTGCATATTAAATTTAAGATTATATTGGCCCGTAGATTCATCTATATACGGAATCTTTTTCATCTTTTGAACAATACTATCGATATGCGCATCTACTTCTGCTGGTGGCAAGTTACCTACATCTATTTTAAAAATACGTCTTTCAGGTGCACGCATAATACGGTGAATTAACATTGCATCTTCCATTAATGTCAATTGTTTGAAAATCTTACGTGCTGGCTCAATCATTGACTTACCATATGGAAGGAAGTTTGTATCGGATAATAATCGGAAGTGTGCTACTTGATAATTTTCTAATGGAGCCCTCTCTGTCTTAGTACGTCCGGCTGCATACATTGTATGACTACCCTCAAATACAAATCTATATGCATATGGATTCTCCGGATCATATCCTTCTTCACGACGTACTTCATATGCTGAAAGTGGTACTACGTTAATAATACCTAATTCATCTTCAATATCTAAATATAAAAAGAAATCTCCGTATTTACATGCGTTACGAATCCATGGCCATAAATTATAATCTATGTTAAGAATATCGTAAAATAAATTACGTAATACTTTATATACTTCATTGTTAGGAGTACGAATAGTTAAAGTATCTCCATCAGCATCTTTTACTGTAGACTCATCTGCATAAATATCTAAAGCTGATGATAGGATTGGATCCATATCCATTGTCTCATAGTCAGAAAATAATTCTAATTTAGATGTATGAAACGTATACGATTGATTATATGTACCATATGATTGACCACGTTGTAATCCTGCAAATCGGTCTATATATCTATTACTTGATAAAGCTCCAGATGATTGGAGTCTGTTAGTATCAATTACTTTTAATCTATTTTTAGCTATTCGCCTTACAACTACGTTCGTTGAAAATAAACGTCGTAATCGATTCGATAATGAAGTGTCTGCCATACTTTATGTTTTTATATAAATATCATAATAACCATTTAAGACCGTTACTATCTCCGTTCCAGTCCCATGATCCATTAGATGAATTTTTAGATGAATAAATACTAGGATTAACTTTACCAAAATGACCTAAAGATTTTCTAGATAAATCTATTCCTTGTTGGCGTAAACGTAATGCTGTATCTCTAACCCATAATGCAATTGCAAATGACATTACCAAATCATCATTATAACCACGTTGTGCTTCAGCCCTACTACCGTTCCAGATAAATACATATAATTCATCAGTTAATCTTCTACTTTTTACAATAGGACCTTTCTCTCTAAAATAAGTTTCTAATTTAGAAATCATTAGAGGTCTTGTCTTTGACGTAGTTGAAAATCCAGGAACTTTATCTGATTTAGATTTTAAATCATATCCTTTAGATAAATGTACATCTTCATCTACATACGCATCTTGGCGATATGAGTAATATAAATTTTCATAGTTACGGTCAATAGCTATTTGTATAACAGCCCAGCCTATATTTGCATTTTCAATTACAAGCAATGCATTGTTATAATCAGTAGCAACAGATACAAGCATATTACCGTATTCTGTAGTTCCTATTTTTCCGCGATACTCTGCCACTTGTGTCATAGTTTCAATTTCTAACACATGAAATGCGGAATAATCTGCACCATCGCCTCGAGCAACGTCAGCAACTACTACATAACTTTTAGTATAATCCGGATAGTCCCATATCCAATAATTACTATCAAATCCTCGTTTTTCGATAGGATCTTTTACATATGTCTGCTCATACCATTGAATAACAGGACCGTCAACTACTGTATGTCCGGATGATATAAAGTCACAATCACATTCTTGTGCTGCTTCTTTATCTCCTAGCAATCTCGTTTGTTCTTCTCTCCATGTTTCATCACGATCTGGATGTACTGTCCAGTGCAACTTAATTGGATTGAACTGTCCACCCGCCTCTGCATCTACCCATATTTTATGAAATAAATTACCGGTACCGTTAGGTGTTGATAATATGATAGCACCTCCACCAGTTGCCAATGTTTGCTGAGCTGATGTCCATATTTCATCAATGCCTTTAATAAATGCAGCTTCGTCGATTACTAACAATGACAATGCTTCAGAACGACCTGATGTACCTGCACTAGAAACAGCTTTGATTTGAGATCCGTTTTTAAATCTTAAGGATAATTTATTATCTTCAATTGATTTACCCTTTAACCAAGCCGGTAAATTGTCATGCATTACTCTTACTTTTGTTACTAAGTTTTTAGCAACGTCTTGAGTAGTAGCAATAACTAACACATTGTAATCGTTTTTAAATAACATTGCCCAAAGGGCGTATCCAGCAGTTAAAGTAGAAATACCTAACTGTCGTGACTTAAGAATAATGTTATATCTATTATCACGTAGGTCGTGTAAAGTATCTTCTTGGAAAGGATATAAATTAAAATACATCTTTCCTTTTGTAGGATGTTGAATTATGCAGTATTTACGCATAAAATGTACAGGATCAGCTGCACACTTTTTATACTCTTCTGCTATAATTTCTTTTAATGATTTTGACATAACTGTTTAATATAAAGAATTTATAACGTAAAAACAAGAATTAATGTAGGAATTGCAATTATGATCGCAGACCCACCTACAATAACGCCATTACGTTGTCTACGATATTTTCTTGCTTCTTTAACAGCTATTTCAATTTGACTATCTTTAGCTTGTAATGTTTTTCCATATGCAATGCTATCACTTTTATACGTAGCTTCTCGTTGCTGATATCGTAGTATAATACCATCCTTGTAACTCAGTTGTTTATTAAGATCCGTATTAATTTCGTACGAAAGTTTTAATTCTTTTTTAGCAAAATCGCCCGATTCTAGATCTAAAATAATCTTTTTAAATGTAGGAGTTGGTAAACAAATTAAGCTATCTTTATTCGCTATATCTCGTTGTGAAATAGCTGTTAATGTCGTTATTAGTAAAGCCATTAACACGATTAACTGTTTCTTCATGTTCTGTCCGTAATGTTTGTATTTCTTTTTGTTTTTTTGCAATACTAACTTCTACTTGTGCGATTGACTTATTTAAAGAATCAATCTCTAAACCAAGTTTATTACGTTCTATTGCATTGTTTTGTATAACTGTATTTAAACTATCAATTGTCCGTTGTAGTTTATAGTCTCGAATATTATTAGGTACTTGCGGTCTATTTGATAAACTAATTACCAATGCCGTTATTAAAATAATAACTAATGCAGATAACCCATATAACCAATATTTTAAATACTTTTGCATATTAATCTTCTTGTAAAGCGCCTGAAACTGCAAGGAATTCTTCAACGGCGGCAACTGATAGATCTCCGGTTTTAATTATATCTTTAGAAGCTTCGACAAATTTTTCAACTGACTCAAACATACCTTTAATAAATCCTAATATATCAGAGTCTGTCAATAAAGCTTTAATTCCATGCCATCCTAAATATGCCCCCATCGCAGTAATATACATTACATTTGCCCATTGATGTGATTTATCCCAAGCCTTTTTCCATCCAGCTTTACTGAAAAGTCCGTAACGCACAGCGAATATAGGCGTCATTATTGTACCTACAGTTTTTAAAATCCACTCATGTAACGTATGACTAGCGTTAGCTAATGACTTAGCAACAGGTGATGAATAAGTCATACTATTTAATATATGTATCATATGATCATCAGCCGGCTGTACCTTTGAGCCTTTGGGTGAAAATTGTACTTTATGACCCTTATTCTTTTCTGCATCAGCCGTAACTGCATCATTTATTCTGTCGAATGCCATGTCAATATTTTTCATTAATGCAGCTTCAGGATCGGAGTATGAAAGTTCGTATTCGTCAAATATTGGAGTTTTTATATTTGGCGATTTGTAATCTGTTTTAGCTTTTTTATTAATGAATGAAATCAATTTGTCTAATTTATCAAACGTAGTTTTTTTAGCTAAATCTGCAACAATTTGTTTTGTCGGTATTTTATTGTTAGACTTTGCATATGCATGTATTAAAGTTAAAATATCTATAATTTCACCTTCTTTTATTGACTCGGTAGACGGAAATGTAAGATTGCGCTTAACCCAATCAATGACATTCGCAATTAATTTTCCTATAGCTGGTAAAGCTAGTATTGTCATTAATACGCCAGCTTCAGTAAGTATTCGTTTCTTAGTACGATATGACTCTGTCTGTACATCCTCACTACTTTCTTGTCCGTCTATCTCTATGCCTTGTTCGACATCACCTTTTTCTAAAGCGTCGATATGTATCTTTTCTGGGTCAGTTAAGTATTTAGCATCCGGTAATTTATTAGCTAACTCACGTGCTGCTTGAGCTATTAGTTCAGCCATATCATCATCACTAAGGTCTTCTGTTAACGTAGGATTAAAGAAATTTTTAAAAGAAGTCAGCTGTTCCGTATTTAATACGTTTTTTACATAAGATACATATTCTTTAAAAATACCGTGTATCTTTTCTTCTTTAGTTAATGACTGTTCTAATTGTATAGAACGTTGATTTAATAAACAACGTTCCCATAAAACTTCTGTCATTATACTTGTTAATTTAACTTTTGCCATTACTTTAATTTTTTAATTTCTTCACGTATTATGTTACGGATTAAACGACGTACTTCGTCAATTTGCAATTCAGTATCTTTATCTAATTCTAACAACGCTGTATTAAGTTCTTGTTCTAACTTACGTTTTTCAGCCGTCATCTTTTTAAGCTTATCAAACAATTTTGGTTTTTCATCACCAATAGCCTTTGCCCATTTTGCTGCGACTTCTTGCATCTCAGCGCTATGTTTTTCTAACTTTTCAGCTGCCTTAGTTACTTTCCTTGGTGTTGCCATATTCACCTTTTAAATTTGTTATTATATTGTTTTTTAACGATTGATAATCTGTATCAAATTTTTCTAAAAATGCGGTTTGATCCCATTCTTCTAATCCACCTTCGGCATTTTGAATAAACTGAACTTTTAACGATTCACGTAATATTTCAACTTCTTTATCAGCATCTGCCAACCATGCTTCCGCATTGGCTAACATTATGTTACGCGAATATTCTTCCCACGCTTCTTTACCTTGCATTCGTATTGCAGTTTCTTCTTTAATAACACATTCAAAACATTTTTTACGTTTGAAATACATTTTAAAGTTTAATGCCTTTTCTTCATCTCGCATTTTTTTATTGCAGCATGGACATTTTTCCGGAACAGATAATATTTGACGAATTTGTTTTAAAATACTGTTTAAAGGTGTTTTAGTACGAAAGCCGTCTTTCTGTTCTATTTTATATTCAATGCCCGTCTTTGGATCTTTTTCTATCCAAACATCTCCAATAGCACGTTTGCTATCAGATTTATTTTCATACCCAAATGACTTACGTGTTTGAGTACTATGCGTTCCAGCTAACAATTCCTTGGTAGCTTTTAAATTTTGTAACTTATTGCTCATAAACTATTATAATGACGATTTAATTTTCATCTTAATCATGCGTTTAGCAGAATCATCCAACGGTAAGTTTGATAATAAATCTAAAACAAACGCTGATTGATCTGATGCCGGCTTGTTTTCTAATTGCTTTACCATCATTTTATATGCCTGAGTATCTTTTAGTTTTTCACCTTTTGCGGCTAAACCCGAACTTACTTCTGAATCTCCAGAATCTGTACTAGCGTCGGTAGGTGGATTTTCAAAATCAAGTTCATTGAGCTTACCTTCTTCAACCGGTGCGTCTGCTGTCTCATATCCTTTCAATGTACGTGATACTTGTCCACGTAATGATGTTAAATCGTTAGCAGAAATGCCGAATGTTCTCATTAATGCAGCTAGTAAATTTACCTTTTGCATTTTAGGTAATCTAGCCAATCTTTCAGTATCAACATTACCTAAATATTTATCTAGCATGCTACGGCCTGATCCTAGACTCGTACGTGCTTGTGCGCCTACGCTTTGTAAAAATCCACCTGGTTGATATTCTTTAAGAATTTTTTGTACATGCTTACGGATTTCATTACGTAATTCTTTTTCTGTTGCCATTATATTCCCTGTATAATTTTATTATAAATATCTATCTAAACTGTGATTCAAGTCCTTTAACAATGAATCGACCAGTTATTTTAAATGGACTATCATATATTTTAGGATCTCTAATTACAATACCTTCATGTTCTTTAACTGGTCCTAGTGGCGAACTCAATGCTTCTAACACTGCATTACCTAATTCCATTGTAGCCAAATAAATAACAAAGCCGTTAACTACTTTTTCTACATCGTCTGGATCAGCTACTATTTTAGCAGCATCTTCGCCTTGTGACAATGCCAATAAAATTTGTTTTGATTGAGCTCCAACTGCTTTTCCATCCGCCAATTTAACTGTTGTATCACGTTCGTTTTGTGCAGTTGATAGCCATTGATTTAATGTTTTAGAAACTTTTTTACCATTAATAGTAATGGCATACTTTTTAGCAAGTTCTCCTTGAAAATCTGGATATTTGTCCAATGTAGTCGGTACGGAACCTAAAACTTCGAACCCGTATTCATTTGCAGTCGGGGCTAAATTGTTCAATAAATCTTGCATGGATTTCTTATTATAAGTTATCTCTTTAGTAGCACGACGCTTAGGTGTTACTTGTTCAATTTCTAACAATCCATGTATTGCTAAGAAGTTTTTGTTATAAGATAATACATTGGTAGAACCAGCTACATACTCAATATTGAACAATATGTTAGGATTGTTCCATAAGCCTAATGTTTTAAGTTGAGCTGATATATTTGGTATAGCATCATTAAATATATCTAATACTTTACCTCCGGTAACTATCATGCCATGCCCTGCACCAAAACGTGCTTCAAGATCATCTTTAGTTACGCCTTTAACATCTAACGGTTTGCTAGATCCTCTATCCATTACAAACTGACGACGCCCATCAACATTAACCAATCTAATGCTAGCGTTAACACCGTCTATCTTAACAGATGCCGGGCCTTTTTCTAAATAGTTAGCAGCTTGTACAAATACTTTTACTAAGTCTTTACCGGTTTTTACAGACGGAATATCAAATGGATGTGCCATATGGCCACCAGCACCTCCCTCTATTAACATTCTTTTATTAACAGATTCAGTTAAGTTTTTTTTAATCATATTATATACAGTTGGATTATACCAACCCATTATTGTTTTAAATGTGGTTGGGGTTGCATTTTTTAATGCAGTACGTAATTCTGTTCCTGACATTTCTCCATATCCCGTAACTCGTAATGATACATGAGGAGCTACAATTAGATATCCATGTTTACCATATCCCTGCAGTTTATTTTTATTTGTAGCATATGGTTGAAAATATGACGGATCTCCGCTCTTTTTAGGCATCATAGCAAATCTAGGATCTTCTTCCATATCCTTTTGACCTACCATAAAAACAACTGCAGTCGTTGCCGGATCGAATTGATTTAACAATTCTGTCGGCGTATATGGTTGTTTAGTTTGTACAAGATTTTTTATGCCGTAATTAGTAATAATATTTTTTTTATCGGCAAATGAAAACGGAGATTTAGGAGGTTTAACTTTATCACTAGTTACAATATATGTATTTTCAGCACCAAACTTTCCTTGTAACCAAGCAAACGCTTTTGCGTGGTGAGGTCCAAATGGCTGAAAACGTCCTGGATATACTGCTATAACACGCTGTATGTTAGCAGCTTCCGTTACAATTTGTTCAACTAACCAATTACTTAAACTCATATCTATACTTCTTTTGTATAAATATGTTAACGTTATAGATTATTATAGATTGCAAATGCAGTTATATGATCTTGAATCATTAATGATATAAAATAATCTAATTTAGAATTATCTGTATAGAAATCTACAATCATTTGATCAAACTCATCGACTCTGTTTTCTACGGATATTATTTTTTGAGATAAATCAGATGGATTATTGAATAAAGTGAAACGTACTTTACCATCCATAGTATCAAGCAACTCTAATATAAAATTAGTATTTAATTGTGTAAATTTATTTTGTATCATAATTAAGAAGGAATTATTCCAATACTATATTGATTAACTTGGGGACTATTACCTACACTAGTACTTACTTGCAATGAAATATCATCACCTACAGCTACTATAGCGGAGTTTGTAGTATCAAAAAATTTACCAGCTGCTGCACTTCCAGATATAGTTATTTTAATATTTGTAGCTACACCGTTAACCCTAATTATAAAAGTTGTTACACTGCCGGCTGGCGATGCGTTATTTGTTCTTAAGTAAAAATTCTTTAATGATCCAGCAACAGGCGATGCTACTTGACGTTGTGATTCAGTACCTGATACTGTCGCGGCTCCAAAAGGCATATAAGTAACTATGGGATTAGTAAAACCAGCACCGATATAGTTATTAGTTAATACAGCGCCTAGTATTGTTGTTGTTAAAACATTCCCACTACTATCTACTCCTAACATTGCTACTTCATTTCCAGTAAATGCTGTAGCACTATTATAAGCCGGTAACGCCATTTGCTTGGAGTGCATACTCCACCATGCAACTTCAGCATCACTACCAGCATTCGTTCCTCTTAATACCCTAAGTCTGTTTTGGTAAAGGTCGACCATTGAGGCAGATGTATATGTTCCACCCGGAGCATTGAATCCAATTTGACCTCCTTCGGAAGCAGCGTCGCGTGCTCCTAGAGTTATTGTATTTTCATTTGGGCCTAAACTTGATGTACCTACTGATAAAGTGCCTACGATTATTCCACTACCGGTAGTATGTAATGAAGCAGATGGGGTTAATGTTCCAATTCCTAAAGATCCATTTAAATAATTCCGAGCAGTCCCAGACCCATATAATCCATATCCCTCAATATTATCCCATTCTATACTTCTCCAGTTTGGGTGTGCGCCAGAAAAGCCTGGAGTCACATATAATCCTCTAGCACTACCAGTAGCATTAGTATTTAAAAATTGCGGTTCTAATACTAGCGTATTAAATACAGCTATTGTGTTATTTGTAGGATTAAAAGTTGGATATAAGTGAGTTGATATTATTTGGTTATTGTAAGCGGCATTTGCCGATGCTGTAGTATATGTTCCATATACTCGCAATAGAGGAGATCGATTACGAATGCTATTTGGAGTAGCAATAGTCTCAGCTGTGTTGTTAAAAGTGTTATCTAATAATAATCTACTTTGAGAAAATACGGATAACACAGAATTAAAGGATGAAGCTGACATTATACCGGTCGTTGTTAACGATCCTGTAAGTACCATTGACCCTGTAATTCCGTTTTGAAAGCGTGCAGGACCAACCACATCTAATGGAAATGACGGTGAAATAGTGCCTATGCCAATGTTTCCATTATTTAATGCAGATAGTAATATTGTATTATTTGAGTTTATAAGATAGGTGTTTACACTAGAATCTGACGCATCTCCTTTAACACCAAATTTTCCGGATAAGCCACTACTATCACCTACAATAAATCTACTTAAGGAACTACTAGCGAAATATGTAGTACTGTTTGAATGGATTTGATTTACTGGCAATTGATTTGAATTATATGTAGTTAATACACTATGTCCATTACTTGTAGCTATTTCGACTTGCTTAGCATTGTTTGCTAACTGAACTTGCATTATTGTTGTATTACTCGCCGTAGAACCACTAGTTACTACAAGTCCGCCATTAACAACTAAACTTTGATTTAATGTGTTTATATAAGAAGCTGTACTTGCATAACTGGCGCTAGTTACTGAACCGATTAAGTAGGAAGCCGTTACAGCATTTATTGCATTACTAGCCGTACCTAATAATGAACCTGTTAATGTTGTAGCTGATATATTTCCTACTGTTAATACATTTGTACTTGAATTGTATCGCAGATCAGCGTCGCCGCCTATTGCTACTCCAGTCGTGCCAACTACATTTGACATCAATAAATAGCTATCTACTGGACTGCTAAATGAGTAGATATCTATTGCAGAAGCATTACCGGCATTTGTAGCGTAAGATGCGGTTGATATAGTATCAAACTGTTTTACTACACTACTAGACCCGCTTCCATAAAATAAACGGCCGTCCGCTACATTAATTGCTAACTCTCCCTGTGTTAAATTACTTGGAGTATTACCTGCGGTTGCACTATTTTTAGTTATTATTGTAGCCATTTATTATAAATATTCGTTTAGAAAGTACCGCCGTTGATTAAACCTTCAAATGAGCCTGTAAATGATCCGGTTGCTCTTAATGTAGTGCCATCATATGTTAGTACAGGCACGCCCCCGAAAGAACCCACATTGTTATATTGTATTTGGGTATCTGAGCCTCCTGGCGATGTTGTTCCGCCGCCAGAACTTCCGCCCCCTCCACTAACACCCCTAAACAATCCGGCGGCTAATATAGAATTATCCGTTGTATTAGATAAATCTGTCGTGTTACTTTTTACAACTAAATATCCTAGGAAAGTCGTAAAGTCAAATGTATCTCCTTCTGAGAAAGTATCTGATGATAGACTTGCTAATGCAGTTGCTTTTGTTGCATACACAGTCCGGCCGTAATAGATATATAACTTACCGGTTCGCGGATCAGCGAATACACGTTGAATAGTCCAGTTGTTATTTGAAACTGCAGCTGGTGTCCCGGTACCGTCGTCATATTTACTACTAGTAACGTTTGTATAGAACGCGCCGCCGTTTGTATCAAAGTAAATTCCGCCAGATCCGTTTTGATATACATATGCTAAGCTAGCCGTTGTCTGTGACGTAGTATTTATTGTCGACGGGTCCGTCGGATCATAATCATAGAATCCGCCATGTATAAACGAAGTGCCACTACCTACTGTCAATTTAAAGCTAGACGGTTGTGCTGTTAGTTCATATCCAGATACTTTTAATGGACCAAACGCATCAACGAATGCATTTGTTTGTATAGATTGTCCGTAAACGGTATGCGCTGCTCCTTGAAACGCTGTTACGTTTGCTAAATCAAAATGTCCTATTGCGCCTAATACAACTTTATCATAATAATCATCGCGTGTAAAAGGCGTATAACTTTGATATACATTACTACCAGAATCTATTGCTAAATAAGTAACTTGCCGTACGGGTAAATAAGTAGGAGTAAATGATAAACTAGGCCATGTGATATATTGTATTGACGGCGCACTTTCATTATAGTTATTAGCATTGTAATTGACGACTAAACCAGAGCCGGATGAAATATATGCAGTGCTTCCAGAATAAGTTACTACACCTCCATATAACAAACCCGTATACAGCTGATCTGCCAACCAATTAAATTTGACTATTTGATTCGATTGTTTAATAAATAAATCACTTCCTAAATTGGTATTAGAACCGCTCTGATATATAAATGACGAGCTTGGAAATACACTACCTGGATCGGTTGTCGGATCTAATCGAATAACACCGTCTTGTATTAAACTACCGGATATACCAACCGAGCCCGTAAACTGCATTATGGTATTACCGCCTTTACTAGTTGATAATTTAAATCCAGTCGATTTGATTGTCAGTTCTTCGTTTATTGTATTAACACGTATATAAGAAGCTGTCGACGCAGCTGCAGTAAATCCAACGCCGCCGTTTTTAAATTCATCCGTTACATTACGTAAAATAGATCCAGAATATAATACAAATCCGCCACTACTACTACTATTAACTCCTATGAATCCGACAGACCGTATAAATCCAGAACTAACGCCGGCCATTTCAATACCACTGTTAGTTTGATTACTTAAAAATATTGAGCCAGTAATTAAGTTATTAACTCCGTCTATATAAGTATTATCACCGTCAAATACGGCACCAAATGCAATACTTTCTAAATCAGCTTTATTACCACGATAGTCGTAATATTGAAATTTAAATGTTAATGGAGTATTTAAATGTTCAGTAGGTATTCGCTTTGAAAGACGTACGTAATTAGGCGAATATCCTGTTTCTTTGTCAGCTAATAATTGTACATCTGCTAAAATAAACGATCCACGGCGTGTTACAAATTTAATATCAATAGGCCCATTATCTTCCGCTTTAAATCTAAATACTACATTTGCGTATGAACTAGGCGATTGTTTAATTTGATATGTTCCGATACGTGTACCTAACGGTCCGTTATCTCTAAAATTTCCTACCAATGTAGCATTTATATTTGGAACTGTAACAATTTCGCCAGCTTGAGTATATCGATACTCTTCTTGATATGTAATTCTAGAACCGGATACATAAACATCTAAACGAGCATTTGGTATATTTGGGTCGTTCGACGAATAATTAGCAATTGTAGTATCATTTGCAATTCTAAATTTAACTAAATACTCGGTATTTTTAGTTACTGACGGGCGATACTGTTGTCGTATATTAAATATACACGCATCTCCTATACTAGCTATATATTGATTTGAAGGGCTCCAATCTGTTAAAAGTCTAGCTCCGCCTATAAGTGTAGCTGTATCATATGTTATAGCAAATGGATTAGTAACTGAGCCTAATGAACTTGACTCCCAGTATTGATTAATTTCTGCTAAATTATCAAAACGGCCGTAATTTTCGTAATAAGATCCTATAACAACATTAGTTTCTAACGACCCAGTATCTATCAATAGATCCGTCTGTTCTAAAATTGTATCTCCTAAATCACTAAAATCTCCAAAGAATCCGCTAGGTTTATACAATGTCTTAATTTTATATACATCGCCAGTAGCCGGCTCTATATCTGTTAAAATTATATCAGCAAAACTAGCAGAATTCTGTGTTAGTACAGTAGCTGTCGGCTGTATAAAACTAGCGGTAAAATTAGACGAAGCTTGTAATGCGTTTGCTACATATGTTACAAACTGCCCGCCCTGTAATTGCTTACGTAATCTTATATTAAACGGTCCATATGTATTATCATTAGTATTTTTAAATCCGTCAAATTGAGATACAAGTGCTTGAGTCGAATTAATAACATTTACAATAGCAAATTTAATTGATCCGCTTAACTGTGAACTAGTTCCTAATATATTTGTATTAGTTTCATTAACTTGCGAATTAGGATATACTAATCCACTTTTTCCGCGGGTAGGCGGTTGAATAGAAATATTAGGTTGCCTAACTACAATAACACCTCCCTCCATTTGCGACGATAAAGCAAATCCAGATGTTGTAAGTAATGAATATCCGTTTAATGTATTTAACGGGGGAGATAATGCAGTAGCTCCGTTAGTTAACGCCAATGTATTTTCAGTAGGAGTTAAATCGTAAAATTGGTTACCAAATGACGGAGTACCTGCAGAGCCAGCGCCTTGTGGTGTAGTAGTACTCGGGCCAGTAGGGCCGCCTAATGTACTATTGATTAATCCTCCGATAACTTGAGAAGGAGCCGGTGTAATAGTCATAGTTCCGCCAGAACCTGACAATTGCGTAAATACGTTGTATACGTTAGTAGGTTGCAGATACGATTGAACAACTTCTGATATTACTAATGACGGATACTGCGTATATATAATTTCTACATCGTTTCGATCATTAGGCGCAATTGTAACAGAACGAGACCATAATACATTAGGACTAGTACGATCCTCTACCGCCGCAGGTATCGATTCGCCAGTGATTGGATTAACCGCGGTACGTCCGGCTAAATATACAGTACATGTATCCGGGGGCGTATCTTCGTAAATATATACAGCAATTACACGTGTACCGTCCTTTTCAATATAATTTAAAGGTTCATAATAAACAGGCTTACCGTTATAATCTAATATTTCAATGAATATTTCACTAAAATTTACTAAGTTAGATGGATGTGCACGTAATTTAAATAAATTTTTACCAGCTTTAAATTTTTCTGGAAAATGTACGATATTAAAGAAGTCTGGTGATGTTAGACTAGTATCTCTAATTAAATAATCAAAATCTTTTAATCCTACGTACGAGACTTTTTTACGTAACGGCATTTACTATTCCTACTTTTCATATAAATATCAGGAATAACTTATTTTAGAATATCCGCTATCTTTCTTAATTTCTATAAGTTTATCTACAATATCACGCATAGCATCGATATGTGATATACACATAATAAAACCAAACTGTGATTTGAGATAATCAAATAACGCAAACATGCTATTAAGATTATCAGAATCTAATACTCCAAACCCTTCATCAATTGCTAAAAAGTTTGGTCTAGGTAAACTAGATATTTTAATTAACGAAGTACGTATCGCTAATGAAGCTACAAACTTCTCCATACCCGATGTTAATTCTAATGGCCAAAAGTTATCTTGATCATATACAATATAACCATTAATATTCTTACCATCAGTTTCTAACAAAATAGAAAAGTCTACAATTTGCGCTAGAATATTATTTATTTCAGCTTCGATCTGTGGAAGAGCCTTTGTTATCAATCTATACGGTACGCCATCACGTTTAACAGATAACAAATAATATTCATATCCTTTATACTGTATTTCTAAGTCATGAAGTCTAGCAATTGCCTTTTCTGCATCTTGTTTAGCTTGTTCTGCCATTAATATCTTTCCAGATATCTGAAGAATATTTGATTCTAATGATTTTATTTCGTTTGTTAAATCGGCAATCTCTTGTTGATGTTCTAAAATTTCTTCGTTTTTTTCTTCATTAAATTTAAGGTCATCAATATGTTGTAACGAGTCATTTAACAATCGTTCTAATTCTTGTAACTCCGAATTAACATGTTGAATTGCTGATTTTAATTTTTGATCTTTTAGTTGTAATTCAGATTGTTTTAAAATAAATTTACCATGTCTACTTTCTAAATCGCCTAAATGTACATACTCTTTGTTAACGTCATACATATCACACTGAGGCCATATAATTTCAATCTCCGCTTGTAAAGCTTTATATTCTTCTTGCAATAACGGTAATCGTTCACTAGCCTTTTTAGTATCTTGCAACCATGGATTAGCCATGCAATATTTACAATTCGGATCCCATTGATGTTTTTCTAATTTAGAAACCATTTTTTCCGCATGGGCAATATCCATTTCCAATAACTTTTCACGTGATGTTAAATCGCGATGAGTATCAATGTTTTTTAATATCTCTTGCTTTTTAGCATCTAAGGCATCGCGATCGTAATCTTCAAGTTCGGTTACAATACTATTAATATTATCTTCAAGTTGATCTAATTGTTCCGTTATTTCGTTAGACTGATCGTTTAACGAATCTAGTTGACTTAGCTTTATATTGATTTTAGCTTTTATATTATCAGGTTTTTCAATGCCAGTACCAATCGTCTTTAACTCTTTAGTCATATTGATTACTATTTCAGTTAAATCATCTTTCATTGATTCTAACTCAGTTTTTTGTTTAGTAATACTTTTTAACGACTTTGTTAAATTAGTTATTGTTTGACTAGCTTCTGATAATGACGTGCTGTGATCAGTACGTTTATATTCACGTATTAATGCAGCTGTTTCTCTAATCTCTTCATTAGCTATCTGATACTGTTGTTCAAATACGTCGATATCCAAAAATTGTGTTAGTAACTCTTTACGTTCACGTTGTGACATGTCAATAAAGCCAGTATTATTACTTTGCAATGATAATGCTGTTAACACAAAATCTTCATATGAGCCTAAATATTGGCGTATAATTTTATTTGTAGTATCTCGTTGGTCGCCGTTAAGTAATATTTCCTCTCCAGACTCATTTATATACCAAAAATCTACATCAACTTTAACATGACCTTTATTATTTTTCTTTCCAGTACGTTGTATAAAATAATCTTTACCGTCTAATTCAAATTGAAATTTACATTCAAATGTACTACGTTTATTATTCAATACGTGTATAGCTTTTGTAGTACGACTACATCTATCAAAGCAACAAAATGCCAAAGCATCTAACAATGTGGATTTCCCGGAAGCATTAGGAGCAAATAATCCATATGAGCCGTTCAATGTAGAAAAATCAATAACATTATCATTACCATAACTAAACATGTTACTAAATTCAAACATCTTAGGTGTCCATAAAGCATTTCTAGTTATTTCTGATTCAGGTAATTTACCGTGCACGGTACGATTAATATGCCTAACACAATCTAATAACTCTTCATCTAACGCATATGTATCATTTAAATAATCTGTAATAGCATTGTTTTGCCATTCCACGTCTCTAATATTACCAAAATTAACTTTTTGCTTAGGATCGTAATTACTTAATGCATTTACTTTATGCACTGTAATTTCTTGAACTTTATATTGTTTACGTAAATCTGATACAATCGTTTTTAATACAGATGTTTCAGTATCTTTAACCTTTAATCTTAACTTTGGCTTTTTAGGCACATCATTTGACGGATTAAGTATAACGCCATTTTCGATTTCGAATGTATAATATCCATGATCGTTAACAATTTCAACAAACTCAGAAGTACTAGTAGCTAAGTCCCATACTAAAATACCATGGTGTAGTGCTTCGCCATAGTTTTGTTGTATTAAACTACCTGGATATGCTATCGTCTTTTTAGAATCTAAGAATTGTAATTTATGTATATCACCTAACAATACTAAATCATGTCCTTCAAACAATTCGTTAGTAACATGCGTATTACTTAAGGTCATCCCTATATCAGTTTGTGCTAAATTAACCGCCCCGTGATGTAAAGCAATCTTATACTTTCCATCAAAATCCTTAGCTTTAATGTATTCAGATGGCTTATTAAAAATAGACATAACGTTAAAGTGTACATCCGATATACAATATATCCCGTTGTCTTTAAGATAATGTAATTGAGGGTGGTTAAGGGCCTTAACAATAGGGGAAATGGCATCTAAACGATTCGCGTTATTAAGATTACAATCGTGATTTCCGCAGATTATAATTGTAGGTGCAATATCTGCTAAGTTTTGAAAAAAATCAGATACTACATGTACTAATTCTGGAGACATATCTGTTTTAGCATGTACAATATCACCAGCTACGTAGATAACACTATTCTTTGTTTTTGTCTTTTTTATGTAAGCATATAACTTTTTAAATACCTGGCGGTATTCTTCATGCCTTTTAACGTTGCGTACATGTACGTCAGCGATATGATAAATTCTATCAATACGCTCTAATCCAATGTCTATAGTAAACATAATATTTTTTCTTCAATTAATCTATTTGCAGTTAACTGCGGTGTTAAGTCTATCAATTCTTTTATTTTTAAGAACCCTAATTTACTAGGATCTTTATCTGTTAAGTCTACAAAGTATACATTTACACCGTTACTAATAAAATACTCAGCAGCTTCTAACGCTTGCTTACGAGCATCTAGATCTAAACATATATAAATGTCCTTTACTCCCTTTTCTACAATACGTTTTTTTAGCGTGTTTGAAATGGTTTTACCGAATAACGGAATAGCATTACGTTTGATTGCAATTGCGTCAAAAGCGCCTTCTACTAGTATAATGGGCATAGTCCAATTGATCTGTAATTCAAACCCGACAATATCTTTAGACACTTTAGGATTCTTATGTTTAAATAAGTCCGAATCGTAATATGCTCGAGCTACAAAGTAGTTTAAACTTCCATTAGCATCATAACTCGGAATAATAATTTTTTTAGCGTAAGGTCCTTTTCTGCAATACCCGATACGATACTTAAGAATATCTTTAATAGTAATGCCACGATTCTTAAGATAGTAAATAGCATTTCTATATTCGGGTGATGTTTTATCGATAATCCATAATGGACGATATTCATCTGGTAATGCTACAACGGGTGTATCTGTAGTTGTCTTTGTAGGCTTGTATTCAGTTTCATCAACTATCTTAAGTAACTGCGCAATCTTATCTCGTTGTACATTTAACTTACGAAATAGTACGCTTAACTTTCTACCAGATGCATTACAAACCCAACAATGCCAGTATTGAGTTATAAGATTAACTTCTAACTTTTTCTTTTGGGTATGACAGAATGGGCAACAATAAGCAATGTTATCATTAGTATTAGTCTTACCTTTACCTAAGACAGAGTCTAACAAAGAAATAAGTGAGTACTTACTCATTAATTAATATTATAATATAAAATTATTAATTAGCATTGTCATACTAACAATGTTTTATTCAATAACTTTCATAAAAATTTATTTACATGAATTTATAAACAAAATCTCATAAGATCAAGTATTTAGCCAACTTTCTGGAATCTTTTTTTCTGCCCATAGAATTCCATGCTTATCGCAAAAGTCTGCATAAGAAGTTTTTGACCCTTTGCGAATTTTAGATTTTGCATTTTGAAATATAATTCGTATGTCTAATTCCGGATGCTGTTCTTTAACTAGTAAATGTTTTTTACGATCTTCTGTCATCCATCGGCCTTTTGTCTCAACTAATATACCATTAGGTAGTGTAAAATCTACGGTATATTTTGATTGGCGTTCTGGTATAGTATATTTAACAACTGTTTGTTCATACTTAGGATCGATATCTAACTGTTCTAATTGTTCTGATATTTTATGTTCAAATCCTGAACGATAACCATATTTAATCGCGTTTGCACGAATATTTGACTTTGAATGCCATGCCATAACTTTTTCCTTTTATATAAATATACTGATTAATAATCCCAACGAAGAATTATATTAGTCGGTACATCATCACGTTTTTGTACTGCTTGAGCTAATTTTCCAATAACTAACAATTGTCCTTGTGGATTATATAATCCTACAGTAGTGATATATGGTAACATACTACCTGATAAAAATCCTTGCAACCTAAATTCGCCGGGTTCGTTATATTGCTCTGCTCCGCTACCCATCGGTGCAGTGTTACAATTATTATCAATACCGCTACCGCGTCGATAAGTAGCAGTAGGATTCATACTTATATTCATAGCATCCGACGGTATACGTACCATTACTTCATTTTCATATAACGTACGTTGTCCACGATAATTTAACTTCCATTCATTAGCAAATAATCCAGAACCTGAATTATATTTTGATAACGGTGATGTAACTACTATTTGCTCATTACGATAAAATACGTTACCGCCAACGTTTGTTTGATATAGTGACGCTGATAGAAAATGACGATTAGCTAACGACTGAATTCCTATATCACTAACAGTATAATCATAAAAACGTAGTTCAGCAATATTACCTTTGTAACCATACTTGTAATTAGTATCAGTTGCTCCTATCATTATATCGGCAGCATTAACTGTAGCATATTTTGGCATAGAAGCTGCAATACCCGTTGAAGACCCGTTACGATAAATAGAAACTAATGAACCGTCATATACAATAGCATAATGTTGCCACTCTGAGCCTGATATAGGTGCACGTACTTCTGTACTAGATATACCATCACTACATCTAAACATTAACGCTGGAGCGCTAGCTAAGGATTCTACATAACTACTCGAAACATATCCATACTCAACATACAATACATCTAACGCAGTACCTACAGATACTTCCATTGGCGTTTTATAATTAGTCCAATCGCCGGTAAAAGGATTAGGTCTATTATAAACCGTATCAGCATAACCCATTACAGTACCAGTATTTGTCATGTTTGGTACTGCTTGCCACTCTTTTACAACAGAACCTTTAGATAATATTGTACCTGCACTTGAAGTAGCAGCTGCGATAGAAGCAGAATCTGGGTTTAACCAGAATGATATTGTCCATCTATCACAATGATTGAAACGTTTATAAATGTCGTTATCAGCCAATCGTATATAACTTTGACCATCAAAATAACCAGATAATCCTGAATTATGTATGTTCGTAGTTCCGTTAACTAAAGTAACGCCTGGCTGAATGTCTACATTACGAACTATGCTCGGTACACTTACTCCGCCGCGTATAAATTTGATATCTTTATTAACATTTAATCCAAAGTTTGTATTAAACCTTCTAAATTCGTCGTTAAATGTATAATACATACGACAATAACTAGCGGATGCAAATGAACTTGTTATAATCAACGGATCACGTAAACTACCATAACCATCATCAATTAAATCAATATATTGTCCAGATACAGTAGCTTCTAGTCTAACAGAGTTTGGTTTTATACGTTCACCGGCATCTAAATATGGTATTGCTAACGTAGATGCCGAATAAAATAGAAACTTGTAATTAGTTCTAGGATTTGTTAATTCACTACATCTAGCCCAATCATATGGATATCGGTAGAATCGATGATCTAAACTACGCCATTCAATATTTTGGTCTGACCCGTCCGTATTTAATAAAAATGTAGATGTAGGGTCGTCTGTGTTAATTAAATCTGTATTATGTAATGCAGTACGTGCATAATATGCTGAAGCAGTATTTGCAGGTGTACATGTACTACCAGTTAAATTTGTAACAAAATAATTTTTATATGCTTTAAATGGTCGTATATGGACATCATTTGCCCGAACTGGTCTAAATACAGATGGCGTAGCTGACATATCATCGTTTTATTAGAAGTCTAATTTAACTTTAATTAATGCTTCTCTAGTAAATGATTTTAATATTGGTTTACTAAGTTTAGCAACAGCTAATAACTCTCTACTATTATTATATAATCCTACTGTAGTAATATATGTTTGAGGGTCATTGATAAATGTTGAATATCTCATATCTCCATATGAACCTGAGGAAAACGAAGGATTATTCGAATAGTTATACTCAGCATTTTTTACGCGTACAAAGTAATAAGTAGATTTAATTTGTTCAGATGAACGAGCTTGTATACCATATGTATATGTTGTAGCGCCATCATCTAACGGAGCCGAACCTGATATAGAAGTAAATAACTTCATGGCATTATCGCCCTGCACTTGTGATCCAGTCACAGTATTGAAAGAAGCCGATAAATCTAATTTAGTGGCATCTAATACCATAACTCCATGATCAGGATAAAATAATCCGTAATAATGAGGTGCTGCTGAATTATGAATAGACGTACCACCGTCGATTGTTCCAGATACAATACTATAACGTTTTCCAGACTCTCCAATCGCTGCAGCAGTCGTAGATGAATTATCAATTAATCGTATAATACGTCCGGTACCATCTAATTTTACATTGGAACCTGTATGTACGTTATTTGCATAAAACGATCCAGATAATATAGCCAAATTAAGTTCAATGTTCCCTGGATCTATACGCTCTCTCCAACGTGCACGATTAAAGTTTAATACGTAAATACTATCAGTATCTTGTCCATTAATGGTAAATTTAAAATCGTTTGGTTCTAATAATAACTGAGCATATTGAGCATAAATAGCACGTGATGGCGTATCATTATTCAAATTACCTGTTAAATCTATAGAACCTGATCCATTAAAATTACCATATGCTATAGAAAATTGAGGTTCAGTTCCAGGACCGCCACAATTACAATCTGCGGTATAAATTTCTCTGTAATAAGTGTTTTGTACAGCTGTTTCTGTAGATGAAGTATAAAAATATTGCATACTTCCGGAATTACATGAAAATAATCCTTTAGTAACAGTTTCAACGTTATTAGGTAAGATATCATCATCTGGATTAAACATTGTCCAAATTCTACCACCTCTCGGGGGACGCATTTGTGGACGCATCGCCGAAGTTCCAAATGTTTGAGGTACAGTACCGCCCGAAGTAGTAGCGCCAGTACCTGATCCAGCAACTCCGCCTGGTCGTCCTAAACTTACCCAAATACTTAATAAATTTTGTATCGCAGCATCAAATGCAGGTACCGCATTTCCGTTAATTGTCTGATTATTAAAATTAACTCCTTGAGTCGATGATGCCCAATCTATAAATCCTTGCGGATATTGTGATGTTAATGCCATATTATTTTATGTTTTTTGTTGTAGTTACTTTAAATTTATTAGTTAATTACCCACCGCCTAATGCTATCGGACCTGGCTGAGGCATATTATTTAACTGTACAGGATTAATATTTATGGTGATTGTAACACGACCTCCAGTTTCATTTCCAATAATCATAATTGTTGTTGTTGTTGGTAATATTAAATTAGCAGCAGTAAATGTAAATGTACGACCTACAACTGTAACACTTTGTGCTGCTTCATTATCTCCAATAAATTGAGGAATGGTAGGCCCCATTTGTATTTGTGCGGTTTGTGTTGCTACAATTGTACCTGCCTCTGAACTAGCTAGAATCGCTGTATATCCGTATTGAGAATTGCCGCCGCTAAAATTAATAGTTTGTGGAGCAATTGTAAAGCTTTGTCCCGGTTCTAATGTTACTTCTGTAGTAGCAACAGATATAACCGGAATTCTAACAGTGCCTCTAGGCAACGTTACTAATTTATATTTCATCATTAACGTCTCATCTGGTAATGCTTCTACAATCGGCATATTTTCAATAGCAGCTCCATAATAAGCAGTACCTAACGGATGTTCTGTATTATACAATCCGTAATCGATCTCATCATCTGCTAATGCAAATTGCGTAATTACAAATTCGTTTTGTCCGCGGGCTAACAACTCTCTACCTTTTTTAGTAAGGATTGCGTCTACCGTAATCGAACTATTATCTAAATATCCCATAAAATTCCTTATTTTTTAATAAATATGTATATCATTAAAATTATCTAATAATTAAGTTACCTGGCTGTAAATTACCTGGTCCAGGCCCTGTATTTCCGCCTATCGGGCCACTAGTACCTGTATTACCGCCCGGCGTAATTGAACCAGGAGTTAATGAATATATTAATTGATTTGGATTTGTAATCCATACAGTGACAACAGGTCCATATCCTATACCACCCAACGGCACTGAAACGTTAATATCTGGAGCTGTTATACGACATCCTTCGTAATATAAATTTTCTATTTGCGTAAAGAAGTCATCTTTATAGCATGCATGTTCTATACTTGAACTATAATATAAACCTAATGATTGGCTTAAGAAGTGATCTGTATTACGTCTTTCGCGAGTACTATAAGTACTACTTCCAGAATAATATCGTATATCTTGTTGATAAATATAACTCGGTCGACAATCGTCAATAAGTGGAAACGTGCCGGTATGGCAAACTTCATTGATAGTACGTGTAACAATTATACGATCTACAGTAGGTATAAAGTCAGCTGATACATTCAAGTTATTGAATTTAACTGCTATATATAAATCATTATATGCGTTAACTAATACATTTTGAAACAATATTTCATCAGAGCGATAATTTGTTCCAGTATAATTAATCAACGATATCTTATGTTCATCTAACAACGTTGATACTCCACCCTCATCAATTGTTAACAATTTAACAGTACATGAACCAGTCGAAGATCCATTCGCATCGGAAGATAAAATTCGCACACGAAAATCATAATCTACATCATGTTGAGTATTTACAGCATATCGTGTCATTAAATAACTAGTAGTTTCGGTAGGAGTAATAGTATTAAATACATTATAGCTTCCAGACTCGTTTAAAGCAATAAAAAATGATGGCGCTGAAGTTGACCATGGCAACGATGTTCCACTATTTTTATTATAAGCATCTGCTAATGAAGCTGTACTTGAGGGACGTTCATCTACCGGTGGAGTATATATAGTACAATAATCGGATTCAACTACATACTCGATACTAGCTGAATGTTCAATAATAAAATCTGCACTAGACGATAAAGGTCTTACGATTGATCCGATCTTTTCTGAAATAAAATCAAAACTTGATGACAGTGGACGTACAATTGTGGCATTATATTCTGGAGAAAAATCTCCGCTACTAGATACTACCGAAGGTTGAATTACTATATCAATATTATTTTCACGTGCATTTGACATTCCTTTATATAAAGGCATTTTAACGCGTTCCAATGCATGTGGCTCGATTAGCAATCCATATACATAATCGGCTCGCTCAGGTAATAATTGTTTTATTTGTTCAAACAATGAAAAATCAAACTGACTAAAAATACGTATATAAGCATTCAAGTCATTACGATCAGAAAATTTCTTCCAGTATTGTTTTGAAAACGATACTAAATCAGGATAAGTATATTCAAATTCATCATCTGGATCGCCGATATAATCATCCAACTCTATCCGCCCGATATGATTAAAAATATCTTTATTAATCTGATCAGCCATGCTATAAAACATACCTAATTTATTTGAATCGACTGGATATAAATCATATCTAGAACGTTCACCATTGGCTATCGGAGATAAATTATATACTAACTCATTATCATCAAAACGTATTTTTTGTGAATAAAAATTATTACCGCCTAATGAAACTCCTGGCACATAGTACGTCTCTTCTACAACATTAAAATTACCTCGTTGTAAGTTAGAAGGAATTTGAAATCCACGAACACTACCGGTAATTTCAAACGGCATTGATTCGCTACCAAAATTAGATAATCCTCGGAATGGGTGACTACTAGAAATAACAGAAACACCCGTCAAACTTAAATCATAAGCTTTTGTTTCTGTACCTAGTGTAAAATGACGAATTAAAGTATCAAAACTACTAGTAGGCGAAATACTAGAAACATAACTTGTAGGATTAATAGTATGGTCATTAAATGCAGTGTCATTAACCGTTTCTAACCAAGCACGATATTCTTGAAGATTACCTTTATACATGGTAGGTATACTACCTAATCCTAAAGATGTAGATACATATGCATCTAATCCGTAAATATCGTTATTATTTGTAGAACCGCTATTACCGCCAATTAATATATTATAAGATGCAGTAGGACTACACCAAAATTGATAATGGCTACCGCTAGTAGCTGTAACAGTTGAAGCAGATACTGCATGTACAACTTTAGCATTAACAAAATCAGATTTCTTTTGTACTTTAATTTGATATAAAGTATCTGTATTTGAACCTGAATTGTAATGCCGGCCAGATGTATTATAGTTTAATCTAAAATTCCACCAATCACCGTCATAAATAGGAGTCCATGGAGTTATTGCATGTAATGGATCGATTACAGTTGTCGGACCACCATCAGGCATTATAAAATGTACACGACCGTAATTACTAGATCCAGAATAAGATGCTGTATGTTCCAATATAACATGCCATAAACTTTCGCCGTTAGCACTTAAACTACTAACATAAAATGGATTGACATACTCATCATCGACATATATGGATGCGGCTACATCTTTAGCATACGACATTAATAGCATTGATTGCGTAACGCTAGGCTTAAAGCGTATTTCGTGAGTTATAATAGGAATAACTCCGCGTTCGATACCCCACGGTCTTCCGATACTAGACGTAACATGATGCATATGTGCATATATCTGGCTTTCGCCTGTTAATCTAACAGCATACGCAAAACGATCTTCAATTAATGACGGTGTTTCGTTTGTAGTTGACGGGCCGCCGTATTCACGAATTGATAACAATGTCTGAGGAATACCATATGCATTCATCAAAGCTTTAACGCTACGACTAGTACCTTTTGTCTTTAATAAGTAAGGTAAATTATTTACAATACGGCGCCATACCTCAGTACTAATATCTTCATTAGACTTACTAAATAAACTACCGGTACTTTGATATGTACCATCATAATTAGTACCTAATTTATATTTCCATAATGCAGTAGCTTGATTACCATTAGTTAATTTCCAACCTAAGCTTTCAGCTACATTATATAATACTTCACGACTACGTCCTAATTTAGGATTTTCTTCAGGCCGATATATATCGGTTAAAGCTTTGATGTAAGTATATAAAATATCAAAATGATGTCCAATCATATTAATGAACAGTTCATATTCACTATTATTTGCATCATTACGTATATGTTCGGGTATTGTTTTTACTAACGCATTATTATTTTGCTCATCATATAATGACGCAGTAGCAGAAAAACCGTCATACCAAGCTATTGCTAACGTATTGTTCGTATCATATAAATAATATTTACTGCCAGATAAATATTTTGGCCATGGTGTTATAGCATAACCATCTGTTCCAATATAACTTCCAGATGCCCCATGGGTCGTTAAACTTGCAGTAGGTTCATTGTATAACCAACGTTCAAAACCATCAAACCCGCCAATAACGTTATCTTTACGTTCAGTTGTTAATGCAATGTTATTTTGTAACGCCGTATCGTCAGACCCTAAGGCTACATTGTTTAATGTATTTAGTTGATTGTCATAGTATTCAATTAATTCAAGTTTGTATTTAAAATTAGCCAATCTTTCGTATGCGGAAGAATAAAATACAAAGTTTTCAAATGCTGTATAATCAACATTTAAATGTACGCCACCTAATGATCCAGAAAAATATCTATCAATAATTTGCTGTGATGTAGAAAGATTTGATCCTAACAAAGAATTCCAGTTTTGAAAATCTGTTTCAGTTGTTGTAGCCAAATCATCTGCATATTCAAAATTAGGACCACGTAATATGTTTACTACACGATCGTCCGGTACTGTAGTTACATTAACATTGTCTGTAATCGAATCCGATAACGATTCTACAACCCATAAAGTATCATTGATAACAATATCAGCTGGTAATGGTTGATATAATCTAAAAGCAATCGTATTATTTTCTAACGTATTTGATTCCGAATAATTACGTTGATTAATTACTTTTAATAAACGATCTTTACCAAAATTTAAAAATATATCTTTGTCAAATACCGAATCATTAGCTGTTAAGTATGCAGGAATTGCATTACCATTAACGGCTAATCGTGCCGGATCTAATGGTACTAATCGTACAATAATTTCACGACGATCTGCCGATATTTCTTTTACTTGAATTAACGGATCGACTTCAGATCCTAACAAATTACGATATATGTTCGATACTACTTCATAATATCCACGTTCAATATCAACGGTATTAAAAAATGTAGCATAATCAACAGATATTTTATCGCGGTCAAAATCAAATGCAGTAGTAACACCTCCGGTAATATACATACCACCGGGCGAATATAAATGTAATTCAACTACCGGACGTTCTTGTGTTAATACAGTCTGTGTACTAAGTTGTAACTGTTCAATATCTTCTTGTTTCCAAGTTATACCACGTACAAATCCTTTTGTTGATAGTATATAATCTTTATTTGAAAATCTTTCTAACATATCTTAACTTTGCGGTAAATAGTCATCAAAAGTCTTACCTGGTAAATATTTGTTTATAACTGCTATAGAAGCTTCGGGCCATTGTATTCCACGTGTATTATTTATTCCTACGCGTTCATATACTATCCTACGTGCATATTGAATAGCATCATAATATTTTTGCATTTGTACAATTGCCACTGAATCCATTTGTGTTTTAACGTCTTGTATTATAGGTATAATCGTACTTATATAACTATCTAACACACCGTCAATTGTCTGTAAATCTGCTAGTAATAACTGAAATTCTTCAATACCCTCAGCTGAATTAATTCTACTTTCTATTTCGTTTATTGCCGGTGATAATGCTGCGATTGATTGGCGTAATGCAACTAAAGCTTCATCTGCTAAAGTAGAATTTATTTCTAATTGAGATATCGTAACGGCTAGTTCATTTAATATCATTGCATCTGTATATGAGCCGTTCATTAATGTTCTTAATCTATCACTACCTCCTCCGCCTGGGCCATTGTATATGTATTTGTTTCTTGGCAAGTCATACTTATCATCTAAAGCTTCGCCCATTATAACTTGTAATCCAAAATACAACAATGCTGCAGTCGCAACTACACCAGCACCTACCGCTAAACCCACTCCAGTTGTTGCAGTAGTTGTTACTAACGTAGGAATTAATGCGCCTTCCAAAGAAGTTAATACAAGTGTAGTTGTTGTAACCGTTGTTACACTAGCCGCGGATAAAGTTCCCGCCGCTGCGCCTAATATACCAAGGCCGCCATTGATGACACTTTCATCATCATTACCGTTAAGCCCTAAACTACCTATACTAAGATTGCGTAGTCTATCTTGTTCAATTGTTTTACCCCATTTAGAAATGTTAACAATATTCATTTCTTCACTACCATCGAACTTTCGTAGAATATTATTATTTTTTTCTAAAAGACGGAGGAAGCTAGCCTGATCATCCAGAGCTTTTAATTCGCCGTTATTTTTTCTTTTTACAAATTTCCATTTATCGCCATTAGGAGCATTCATTACTTTAAAAATATCACCAGACTCTCCATATATGTTAAAGAAATACTGTGTAAAATTTCCTGGTATTGAATTAGATATATTAGAAATATTTGTAAGTTTTGTAGCGACTGACTGCCATAATGTTAATAATTGTGGACGTATAGCATCGATTTCAAACTGATTGATTAATTGTTCTTGTAACAATACTAATCTAGAAAACGGATAATATGCTATACTTCCTTTAGGTTCGTACGGATTCAGATAATATACATCAAACATTTTATTACCATTGCTCCAGTAATCTAAATATTCTTGATAATCCAATAAATCAACATCATCTACATCGTAGATATGAGGAAAATCATTCCATATTGGAGCAAACTCGGTACCAAGATAATTAATAACAGTTATACCGCGTTGATTTACTAATATATTAATTAATCCATTAGTTCCTAACATAGGATTACCACTAGAACCTGGATCGTCAAAATCTGATATATCAAAGTTATTGATTGTAGCATATAATTTTAACACGTTAGGATCAGTTACTTGTTTCCAATATCCATGGATCATCATACGTAAACCAAACTGATAACTATCGGCTACATTAGTACCATCACCCAATTCGCCACTAGCATATGGCGATGGCCAATTCAAGATAATCATCTTACCTTCAAACTTTTCACGTAAACGTTCTTTATAAGTTTGTTGCTGAAAAGTAGTATCAAAGAAAGTATCTGTCGGATCTTCTGCCACATACACATCAGGCTGATTAGATGTTGTTCCGGTATATCCTAACGGTTTAATATAATCACCTGGATCACGTGTGAACGGCAATGTCGGACGATATCCGCTTTTATATCTAATTAATGTGCTCCATTCATTACTACGATTTAATAGGGTACGAAATTGAAATTCTTCAACAGGATCAGGCGTATATGTAACAGTTTGATCGCCCGCAAACGCACCGTCTAGTGTAAAATCATACTCGGTCATTTCTTGTAAAGTAGCTTCCTTTATATCGGAATACGACTTGCCATTTTCTACTAACATCACTTCCAGCGTTTTGTAGTTAGGAATCGGATATGCGATAGAATCTCGAATAAAAAAGACACAAAACGTATTTTTAATAACATCATCAGAAGACTGACCAGCGGCTATTCTAGCATCTATAGTTGACGGGCCGTATAGAATATAAGTAGCATGAAAATCTATAGGAGTATTTATTTCAAACGCTGTTTTAAATTCGCCTGTTACGCCGGGAGTTCTTAACTCGGTTACAATATCCGGACCATAATAGTTCCATTCATCATCTAAAAGTTCGTCAATACGATCATCAGTAACATTTGGAAATACTTTTTCTAATTTATATTTAGCATATGTATTAGGTATTTGTACATTAACTGACAATATATTCATCCCATCGCGTTGTAATTCATTTAACGGATTGTTATGGGTTGTAGGCGAAATCCAATACGGCCTACCAAAAGCGTCGTATCGTACATTGGCAATCTGCTCATCCGTATATACACCTGTCGGTTGAGGATATTCTTCGTATGTATTACGTCTATTAGTGTAACGATTATCGTATATATTATTATTTGTTGTTGGCATTATCTAACTACTTTAAAATAATATCCATTATCATGTATCTGAGTATCACCTGTACTATGTACTGCCTTTAATACTATTTTATAATATCGTTCTGGCATAAATGTACTAAAAGCTATTTTGAAATAATTTCCGTTTGTATCACAACTCAATTGAGTAGCAGTAGTATCGAACGGAATTATCGTTTCATCCGTAATTGTATCCTTAATTGAATAATAACTAGTAGCAGGTAGTCTAAAATTATTCAAGTAATGTGAATTTGTTGAAATATAACTAGCTGTCGGATATTCTGGTCGAACTCCTACTCTAAACAACGAAACATCTGCATCTCTGTACGAATCACGTAAATTCTTAAAATATGGTACATATGTTTCGTTTACGGAAATTTCTGTAACAGACCCGGTACCCGATAAATTTGCATCGTTCCAAGCAACTTCTAATCTTGGAACAAAAATAGTATTTGTTTCACGAGAAAAGAATTTTAAACTACCTAAAATATCACTAGATGTTTCATCCGTATACGATCGTTTAACAATGAATCCATAGTTAGGTATAATGTTTGTAGTCCATTTACTTACAATATCCGTGACATCCATGCGAACATCAGGCGATTGAAAACTAAACGACTGACTAGCTTCATAACCAGACCCAGTAATCCATGTACCACCGCCTTGTCTAATAGTTGCCCCAGGCTCTCCAGCACTAGCAGCGGATGCAGTATTCCATGCGGTAGCTATATCATAGTCATCACGATAATACCAACTAGCTCCGTTACGTACCTCTGGGAGGTCGCTGTAATTACCGTTTCCATTAACCCATGATTGTGACACTGGAAAAGCTTTTAATGTATATGATAACGGTAAATCTGTAGAATCTACAGCATGCAAATTAAGATATACAGATGCAGATCCAGCAGACTTTCCAATCGGAGGAATAGTACCATTTGATATAGCAGTCGTTAATGCAGATACCTGTGCACTAAAATCTATTAATATACGACTATTGTAAGTATTGGCTTGTATTTCACCATTTAATTTAGATCCAGATGCAATTTTTGTTAGTTCTAAAACCGCATCTATTCCTGTATTACGGTTAGGAAACCGTTCGTATATTGTAGTATCTTTATCGACAAAATATAGTTGATACATAGTACACTTCCTTATATGCTAATGGCTCTACCTACAATATCGGTATCCGGATATTTAATCTCAAAAATACATGGATCTAAACTAGGATATACAATATTGTTACGTGTTGCTAAATTAATGTTATATACATTACCAGAATAACCAGCAGTTGTATCATAAAGATTATGTATTTCTAATCTAGGTATACTTTGTACTCCTTCTAATCTATCTAAATCACTGACAACATTTGAAAGATTAATCGATCCGTTAATCTGCATTCTATCATTATTAAACATTGTTTTTAAACGATTAATACATGCTAAAATTACCTCATTACTATTATAGTTAGGACGAGGTATTACCTCAAACTCAATACCAATGTTTATAATATGTGCAGTTTTAATATTAATACCGTCAGTTAACATTCTATAATTAGAAAGATAAGTACGTAAATTTTCTTGTAATGCCGTATTGAGTGATACAAAGTTTTTATTTGCATCATATGCCAATGTATATACATTTAACGCTAATGGGTTTGATATAGTTTCACGCGGATATGTAACATCATAAGCATTAACTTGCTGATCAGCAACTACATAAGCTTTTGCTACAGAACCGTATTTTACTGGCATTGAATAACAACGTACGATATAATCTTCTCGTGTTATTGCTCTGTTTTGTGCGGCAAAACTTGCCATAGCATTTTGTCGTATACTTTCAATTTCGTCACGTTGTTTACCTCCAATTGCCGGTACCGGATTATTTACAGCTACTGACGATTGAACGAAACCTAAATTGACATTGTATGGATTTGTATTATATTCTATACTACTTACAATTGTTAATACATTAGACGATACATTTTCATTTACGCTACCACCTATACTATATCGTACAGTTAATGTAGTATTATACGGAGCTAATCCATATGTACTAGTATATAAAAAGTTTGATGGATCGATATTAGAATTTGTAGTACGTTCTAAATAATCTAAACCTAATCCTACGTTTTTAGGATTCGGAATAATTTCTTCATCTGCATCAGAACTAATTCCAGAACCAAACTGTATTTCAGTACGATAGTCAGATCTGATACGTGTCACAAATCTTCTTGGCGTTTTACGTAATTTCAAAATATACGGGACTGTACTACGATATACAGCCAAATCTGGATCATTGTACGGAATGTTTAAAATATCTTCAAATATAGTATCTTGTGCTAGATAATCGGTTTGATACCATTTATTACCTTCGCTATCAACTATATCAATTAAATCTAATACATTATCTTCTGGTAAAACTATTTTATCATACGGCTTAGGATCGGCGAATGTATAAGTTCTAGCTATAATCTGACCAGATACGGCTTGTACCTGTTTTTTAAGTAAGTAAAATAGTACATTACCTGCACTATCTAATTCATATACAGAAACATCTGTAGGATCTTCCGGCGTATCATTATTAAAATCTACAGGTGCTATGGTTCTAAACTGCAAATTTGAAGTTTGTGATGTAACTTGCATACCAGTTTTAATAGATAATGCATATCGATAATCTGGACGTGCGTTTGCGCCGGACCCTATAGAAGGAATCAACTGATACACATCTAATGATACTATCGCAGCTGAATTTAATTTTGGCTTATATCCAAATATTTGCGACAACATTAAAACATTAGTATCTTCTTTAGCTGTTTTAAGTAACGATTCTCTAAACGATTGATCTGTATAATAAGATAATACATCCCCTACATAAGATGCCATTTCAATAAACATCATACCTGGCGACGATTCATTAAAATCGCTATAAGTATTAGGGAAATACTGCCGTGTAAAATTTATTAAATTTTGTCTAAATTGTGCAAAATCTTTATTTAAATAACGTACATCTTTTTTAATTAATTCCATTATACATATCCTCCAAATGTACCTACTGGCGTAAGTCTACTAATTAACGGTACTGATTCCTGTGGTACTATTTGTATAACATTTTCAGATAATAATACGTTAATAACGCGTTCAGCTGGAAAATTAGTTACTTGATATACAATCTTAACGGAAAAAATATGTCTATCTATATCACGTTCAATTATAATATCTACTATACGAATATAAGGCACCCAGTATGCCGCGGCAGTACGGATAACATCGTCGACTTCAGAGACTAAATCTTCTGTACTTTGATTAAATAATACACGACGTAAATTAGTACCAAACGTTGGTTGCATTATACGTTCACCAGTCTCTGTTAAAATTAAATTAACAAAATTACTAGTAGATTGTTCTTCTGTTGTTTTAGACATAGAAAATAATCCGCCGCCGTTAGTATTACCAGAGTACGAATCAGATGTAGACCTAGAATTATTACCAGGTACATTACGATTAAATGGCAATTTTATACCAATTGTACGATCTGGAAATAGATTGATAGGTTGATATCTATATATTGGCCTGGCCATTATCTAAAACCTTTTTTCTTATCAATTGCTTTCATTAATGCCGAATAATCTTTTGTCATTGCATTAACAACAGTAGCTACATTTTCATTATTAGTATTAACCGGATTGCCGTTAACATCATGGCTAGGAGCAACTGAAGGAGCATATGGAATGTCAGGTCCTGCAGATCTCATCATACCAAACCCTTGTGCCATTTCCGTACGAAAATCCATAGCAGGCCATTCATCTGTAACAGCCATAGGACTAGCAGCAGTCTCTGCTAACAAGTCATTTAATAAAGGATCTTTAGAAAATGTTTTATTAACTTTTTTCTTTGGTATAGCTTGAGTATTCATACGTATACCATGGTCGACAACATGATGTGAAGACTGTTCTGCTAATAGTTTTTTAACTTCAGTACGTACTGCTTTTTGAACTTCCTCACGTATAATAAGTTGTAAAGCTTTTAAAAATGATTTACTATCCATAAGTTTTTTATTTTTATATA